ATTTCGCTCAGACGGGGCGTTTTGGGCGACCCCCCCTAGGGGGTCATGGTCTTCTATTACGTAAGGGCATTCTCTCCGCAGCATGATCCAGAAGTTCGACGTGCCCCGGTTCACCCGACGCTCACCGTCTTGCGGCTGTGGCACGAATGACAAAGGCACTGCCCGTTGTCTACCAGATACCGCAAGTCTGGCCGCTGCGCGACGGGGATGATGTGGTCAGCATGGGCCTCACGCTTCCTCGCACACACGCGACCGCAGGAGCGGCATTGCCAGTTGTCCCGCAGCAACACCTCCCGCCGCCACGCCGCGTGCTTGGAGTCGCAGTAGCCGCGGGCCGCGGCATTGGGTCGATACGCAGCCTTCTTGATTTTGAAGTTGGCCCGCGGCTGCCGGAACATTTCGATTCGCTGTGGCATGAATTCATGCTACCACGCGACGCAACTGCCCGCTCTCGCCGCAATAGCGCACTTCAGGCGGGCGGTTCAGGAATTGGCATCCAGTGGGTCGGCATCTTCTCCCAAACGTCCCAAGCGTCATACGCACCGGGCGCGTAGCGTGTCGCAATCGTGACGTTCTTGCCGTCACTCAGCAGCACGCGGTCGCAATCTGGCTTCCGCTCGCTCACCGGAATCCATTGGCCTTCCATGTCTCTCCCTTCGCTCTGTAGCGTCATTCAGCGTCGCGTTCCGCAGAAACAATGGTTCTGTGGCTACACCACTCGCCCAAGATGCTTCACTCGGGGCCAGTAGACCCCCTTCTTGTTTCCGACCTGGACTAGATACGACCGATGATCGCGAGGCATCCCATAGCCTGCGGCTGAGTTGCACCCCAATCCTTCTGGCGGCACCGGCTTCTCGCCAGCCTCAACGACGGCAACGACCACGCCAACCTTCCGCTTGTAACTGCCGCCGGACGCGCTGCCCCAATACACGCCGTCTCCGACCTTGAGCCCCTCCATCGCAGAACCACGCGATGGAATGGACTGCTCATTCTCGTCTGTCATGTGTCATGCTCCTGTGTTCGCAGCCATTCATCGCAAGCGTTCTCACTGCGCTCGTTCCAGCAAGCCGCGTAGCACCTCTGCTCGCCGTGCCTCTGATTGCAAATCGCCGTAATCGGAAAACCAGCGGATCGCCGCCCGCTCCTCGTCGGTGAGCGTGGGGTGGCCAAGCCGCACCACAGTCCCACCGACCATCGCGGCCTCGCTCGTCGCGTCCTTTTCCAGAAACCACAGCGAGTGCTGCACGCCCTCGTCGTCAATCACGGCGTAGGCCATCACCGCAGAACCACGCGATGCAGCGGACATCTTATCTACCTCGTTCATGTGTCAATCTCCTGTGTTCGATGCCGCTGATCGCTGACGTTCTCAGCCTAGCCGCTCCAGCAGCCGCCGAAGGACTGCTGCCGCTTCTTCATCATTCGGGCCGCCATAGGTGATGTCTTCGCAGTTTGCGATTCCAGCCTTGATCGCCTCCCGCTCCTCATCGGTGAGCCGCAGTCTGTTGATCTCCTTGCTGGCCGCCTCCGCAGAATCGCAAGCCGCCTTCCAGTCAGCCGCCTTGTCTGCCACGCATTTCTGAAGCGCCGTTCGGTACTCGTCAATCGTCGAATTGTCGCTCACAATAAGCCTCGCGTGAGGGTGGCAGCCGTGAGAACCACGCATTGGAGCAGACCCGGCATCGTCATGTGTCATTTCAACGTCCTTTCTCGGGCTGCTCAATGCAGCCGTACGTCCACTTTTGAAAAGTTTTTGCGCGACCTCGCCCGCCCGTAACTGTTCCTGCCGAGCCGTAAGCGTTTTTGTCAGTCGTTCAGACCTGTCCAGAAACGCACGGATGGCCGAAATCTGCTCCGAACTTGGCAGCGGGGCGCAAGTGGACTCGCAAAAATCCACAGCGGCCTTTATGGCAGTCCGCTCTTGCGGAGTTCTCTCACTCACAAATCGACGCCGGGTAGACCCACAAGGCCGCCCGATCATTGGTTGTTTCAGTTCCGCCCCAGTATTTTTCGCCAGTGTCGGCGCAGAACACGTCGATGAGCGCCGGGTCGCTGAGAAACTTTGCCAACAAGTCTGGCCCACATTGCGGCTTCGGCTTGAAGCCCACAACTCAAAACGGGTCAACAAAGAGTCCCGGCCGCAACTCCAGAAGACGCACCGCGCCCGCGCACCGCTCAACGCGGAGAGAACCACGCGATGCAGCGGACATCTCATCACCCTCGTTCGTCATGGTTGCTCCTGTGTTCGATGCTGCTGATCGCAAGCGTTATGCCACAGTTGGCCCGGCTATCGTCGTTCCAGTTACGGCCGAGTCGATTACTGCCCGCATCGCCTTTGCCAGCATCCAGCAGTGCCACCCGGCCTCTTCCTTCGTCTCGCAATCCGCCACCTTGAAATGCTGCGGCCCGATGGTCAGCCACGCGGAATGAGCTTCGGGCCAATCTTCGTCGATGGCCTTCGTTACCCGTGTGTACCTCTCAGCCAAAGCCCAGTCCCGAGCAGGCGCTGCTGTCGGAAGTTCAGGCATCATCCAGTTCATGGCATAACCACGCGATGCAGCGGACTCGCGATTCCGCTTTGTGGTGTAGTTTCGTCAGCGGTCGCGAGCCGCTGATCGCAAGCGTTATCACCGCCCACGCCACCGGCTCTTTGCTGTCCATACGTCCCTCTCTGATTTCAAGAGCGTCGTTCCGTCCGTTCCAGCAGCCCGCGAAGTGTGTTTGCTATGCTTGCACACTCCTCATCATCGTCGTTGTCGTTGTACGCTCCGACAGCTTCAGCAATCGCCCTCCGCTCCGCTTTTGTGAGTCGCAGGCGAGCGATCTCATCGGCAGCCTCGTCCAGCAACGCCAACGGCTCGCCTTCCTGCTCTGCCCGTAATGATCGCTCTCGGAGTTCGTTGATTATGTCGCTCATGTCCCTCTCTGCGGCGTGTTGTGCAACTATCCGGCAATTCCGGTTGGTTCACTCAGACGAGCAGACTCGTCAATTCGTACGGCACCAGCGCCCGTATCTCTTCCACGATCTTGGCCGTCTCAGGCGACGGCTCGCCGTGCTTGAGAATCGACCGGCACCGCGATTCGATCAACTCCAGCGCGATGAGCGCATCACGCCCGGCGAGTGCGTACCGATGCTCCCGCTCGTCGTCGGGGTCAGCGAGGTCGAATCGTAGCGTGGCGTGTGCCATGTTCCATATTCCCGAATCTAGAACGCCCAGATTGTATCAGCATTCATACGGGAAACGTGTCGCTTCGGATACGTTTCGGCAACAAATGCTAGGTACTTGTTCGCAACTACCTAGCCGTCTTCTGGTGCAAGATCGCAATCACTCAGTCCAACCACTCGGCGGCGTTGAGTGCGGTAGCGGAAAAGTCACAGGCTCGCCGCGCTTGGGCGACCTGTATTTTTCACCTTGCGGCGGCATCGCGGGCAGCGGCATCCAATGCGTGACCGTCTGCGGCGAGTGCGGCAGGTCGGCGTCTCCCCACCATTCGCCGCTTCTCAACATGGCGACGGTCATGTATCCGCCGCAAGCAATGAGAACGTCTTGATTGCCTTCCGGCAGACGTTCTTTGACTGGAATCCACTCGGGGAAGGCGTTAGTCTTCGCCATAGCCTTGTCTCCTATCTCAACTAGGGGCGGGTTAGAACCGGCGGCGGGCTGCAATCCCGTCGCCGGTTCGCATTTATACATCGCCCAGACGGGGAAGGCAAGTCCAGCCAAAATCCCGACTCTCTCTAAGGTGCCTAGCGCAACGGCTATTCTCGGCCCTCAATCCTCAAATCAGACGCCAGGGCAACGGGAATAACGTCAACGAATTTCCGGCCATCCGCGTCTTTCCTAGTCCATGTCAGGTAGCCGCCCCCGCGCCAGCCTTTGGATTCAACGTAAATGCCGCTAACGGTTGCTCCGTTATGCCACCACTCGGCGCGAGCGCAAAAACAGCAAACCACAACAGACATCAAACACAATAGGTGGGAGTGAACCATTTCGTTGTCCTGCGAATAGTGCGCTAGGTTGTGGGCCTAGCGCACCTAGAGGCTTGCCGCCTCGCGGAACGCGGCATCGACCGCCGCTTCGTCCAGCCCCAACGCCGCAGCCAGCGGAATTAGCATCGCGTGCGACCGTTCGATATACGGAGCGTACTCCCATTCCACCCGCACCACCTCGCGTTGCGTGGCGTCTGGGATCGCGTCAATGGCTGACTCCACCGCCGCCATGCTCACGCCATGCGAAACGAGCCATAGGCGAATCTGGCGGGCCGTGATTTGCTCCGGCACCGGCGAGGTGTCGGGGGCCATCTGCCAGCCCTCCGGCAGCTGATCGTCGGGGATGGCCGTGCAGCCATCCGGCGGCGACCAGCCTTCGGGAACGTCAACGCGAACGAACGTCACGACACGACCGGCAGCGTTGAGGATTGCGAGAGAGTTTGCCATTAGATCACCACAATGCGAATGAAGCCCGGCGAGCCGTTGCCGCCAGCGCCGGAGCTGAACCCGTTGGCACTTGCACCACCACCACCGCCAGCCGCGCCATATCCAACGCCGTTACCGCCAGCGCCAGCCTCACCAGAAGCGTTGCCATTTCCACCGGCACCAGAAATGCCAACCAGTTGACCGACAGAGCCCATCGCACCGCTGTTACTCCAACCGCTCGCGCCAGCCGCACCGGCCGTGGATGCTGCAAGGGGCTGCGCCGTGTTGCCGTATTCGGTGCGATTTGACCAGCCGCCACTGCCGCCAACACCAAACGCATCAGATGCGTTGACACCACCGCCGCCGCCGCCGCCACTTGCCACCCAGCCAGAATTGCCACCACCAACGCCCGCAGGGGGCGAAGCAGTTGCGCCACCGTTTCCGCCTTGGCCGCCCCACCCGTAATCCGACTGCGGTTGCGTGCCAATGGGGCTGATCGCTCCACCGCCTGCGCTGGCCGTTCCAGCGCCACCTGCGCCGCCGCCTGCTGCGTTCCAGTAGAAAAATTGCGACGAAGTGTGAGCGAAACTACTGCCGCCAGCCGTACCGGCTGCACCGTCTTGGTTGTCGGTCGTTCTTGCAGCGCCGCCACCTCCGCCAGCACCCGCGCTAATTGTCAGCGTGCTTGATTCCAGTTGGGAAACCGCAACCCAGCCAGTTCGGATGCGCCCGGCAGCAGCACCACCTCCGCCACCACCGCGAGCCGTGCCAGCCGCGCCGCGACGGCCACTGCCACCGCCACCACCACCGCCGATAATCTCCAGCAGCACAAACCGTGCGCCGGTCGGTATCGCCCATGTGTACGATCCGTTGCTGCCTGTCGCTGTAGCAGGGGCAGATGTGCGGGTGAACTCAAAAAAGGCTGGCAGAGTAACCGCGCCGGTAGACCCGTTCACGCTCGCCGCGACGGGGGCAAATGTGGAGTCGCCACGCAGGAAGGTTGTGCTGTTCGCCGTGCCGCTGCCAAGCCTCGCCGCAGCGACGGTGCCGCTGCTGATGTTTCCGGCGTTGGTCGTGTCGGTCGTGGCCGACGCTGCGAGGCCGCTCACGTGCGAGCTGCTGATCGTCGCGGCCGTCGTGAGGACGCCGCCAGTCGTGGTCACGACGATCTGCCCGCTTGTCGCGCCGATGGCCCCGGCGTTGGTGAGGTTGCCGTGAGTGTGCGATGCCGCAGCCGCGCCAATGCCTGCGGGCGTGATCGACCCGTCCGCCACCAACTCCCACGCGGAACCCGTCCACGAATAGACGCGCCCGTTCTGCGTGCTTTGGTCGCCTACGGTCGGCGAGGATGGGAATGAAAATGGCATGTGTGTTTCTATCCTAGCGTCTCAACCGCCGGAACCTCATCTGTTGGCTGGAGCGTTTCTAGCCATTCAGCGTAGCCCTGCCAGTAGCCGCCTTGGCCGCAATCCGCAAGCAGGTCAGCACCGACGAGCCAGCCGCCGCGATCACCGCGCACCGGCTGAATCTGCCGGTCAGCGTACCGGGCGTTGAGGGTCGCCAATGCGCCTAGGTTGTCAGCGTTTAGCCACGACATTAGATCGCCGCTCCGAGGCTGTTGATTAGGGCGGTGACGCGGGCGCCGAGCAGGGCGAGGTTTAGGGACTCGCCGATGCTGTAGTAGGCGATGCGATGATTTGAAAAATCTGCTCCCGGTCGCCGAAAGACATTGAGATTCTCATTTGATGGCGTTTCACTCGGCCCTGAAGAGGATGTGGTGGAGACTGAATTTGTCCGGACAGTAACGCTGCTGCTGTCTGCTCGCGCAGCACCAACGAATGATGGGGCAACTGGCGCTGACGCAGTAAAAAATGAATTTCTGTTGATTGTCATTTGTCCACTCGTCAAAACCATCGACCGCCCAGTTGCATTACCTACTGCTAGGAGCGAGTTTCCAAAGCCAGCTCCGATAGTCGATACAAACGCACTCAAATGCTTACTATTTTGCGGATCAGCATTATTGTTTCGATTGGTGCTTAAATACTTCGTAGTCCCATTTCCTGCTAGCCCCGTCCTCCGGTTGTAGTCGCCCGAGACAAAGTTGAAATTCGTCGGTGCAGGCCCAACAAGTGGCACCAGCGCGCCCTCCAACGTACGAGCGCCCGCCAAGACGCACGACGCTTTAATGGCATTCCAGATGCCGTCGTTTTTGCACCCGATGACAAACAGGTTGATCGCCGCCGCGACTCCAGCCTCTAGTGATTGACCGTCAGCGATTTCGACAGCCGCAAGGTACGCTGCGGCAGACGGGTCTAGCGCCGTGCCACGCGGCAGCGTGACCGGCGCTGGCCTGCCGAGCAGCGGCCTCGGCAGCGGCGGCGGAGTGTAGCCGCTGTTCAGTATGCCGTCGTTCACAGGTCGGCTCCGAATGCGATAACGTCCATGCTCTCGGCGTTGTGCGTCGATACAACGATCGACCACGAAGCAGACGGCAGGATGAGATTGTTGTAGGCCGTGCTGACGCGAGTTGCCTTCACGCTCGCGGAAACGGTTGCGGCGGCAATGCTGATTTCATCGACGAACCGATAGGTCGTTCCGTCGAACAAAAACACGCGCACCATGCCTAGGGTCGTTGTCACGCGGGCCTGCACGACGATCTCTGCGATCCGCGTTCCGGTCGCGGCTCCAGTGATGAGCGTGGCAACGGTTCCGGTGCCGTCGCGGTTAGTGTTCGCGGTGGCGACGTTGACGGCCCCGATTCGTGGCGTGACGGCAAACTGTGGTTCAAGGGCCATGGGCAAACTCCTAGCGGAAAGTGGACGACAGATACAAATTCATTGAGGCTCTCGCTCGCGTGGTCAGGCGGGCGTTGGCAATGGTGCCGCTGGTGATTTTCGCCGCCGCGATGCTCGTCACCTTGGCGTCGGTCACGGCACCATCAGCGAGGTCTGCGGTCACGACCGCACCCGCGTTGATCGTCCACGTTGCACCGCCGCCGGAGACAGTGATGTCGCCCTTGCTGCCGTCCGTCACGCCAGCACCGCCACCGCTCACGCTGATGGAGGTCGGGCCGATCTCGGCGTACTGTGAACCAACCCAGCGGTAGGCCCGCCCCGCGTCAGTCGCGATATAGAGCAACGAGGCATTGCCCGTGGCGGGGAAGTTCGCGGTCGTGACGTATTCGACCACCTCTTCTGGCGAGGCGGCGGCGACGGCCGCAGCGAAGTCTGTCACCTGACTTGCGCTATGCGTATGAGAGACGCCTGCGGCATCCGTGATCCCATACCCCGCTAGGGTGGTCGGCGTCGATGTGATCGTTGACCACGACTGCGTGTGGCTGGCCGCCGCAACGTCCGTGCCGATCACAAGGCCGAGATTCGTGCGGGCTGCCGAGGCCGTCGTCGCGCCGGTGCCGCCGTAGGCAACGCCGATGGCGCTGGCGAGCCATGTGCCGGTGGTAATTGTGCCATTAGGAGCGAGGACAAAATTTGTTTGAGTAAGACCGCCAACAATTGATTGGTGCAAGATGCCTGAAGAATTCAGGACTAGCCCGTGATGGACGCCGAACCCTCCAGCCGAGTTTATAGCAAGCAGATTGCCGCTGACCGTGCCGGTGAACGTCGGGCTGGCGAGCGGGGCTTTCGCGGCGAGGCTGTTCGTCACGGTGGTCGAGAACGAGGCATCATTGCCCAGTGCCGCCGCGAGCTCGTTCAGCGTGTCCAACGCAGCCGGGGCCGCGTTCACGACGTTCGCCACGGCGGTCGTGATGTCGCTGGTGCGGGCGATGCTTGAGGAGAGCCGGGCATCGGGGAGCGTGCCGCTGGTGAGCAGGCTGGCGTTCGTTGTGGGCGGTGCAGCGGCGACGACGGCCGAGGTGAAGTCGGAGATTTGTGCCGCTGTGTGCTGATGCGTGAGCGGTTGGCGAGCGTCACTGAGCCTCGCGTCGGTCGTGAGGACAACCGAGCCGGGCAGGCGTGCCGCGTCCAACGTGCCAGAGGTCAAGAGGCTGGCATTGGTCGTCGCCGTGGCATTGCTGCCTGCTGGGCCTGTGGCACCCGTGGCCCCCGCCGGTCCCGCCGGTCCCGCCGGTCCCGCCGGTCCCGCCGGGCCTTGGATTCCCTGAATTCCTTGAATTCCCTGCGCTCCCGTGGCCCCGGCTTGACCTTGCGCGCCAGCGGCCCCGGCTGGGATTGTGAAGTTCAGCACCGCCGCACTCGAAGTGCCAGCGTTCACGACGCTCGCCGACGATCCCGGCGCACCCGTGGTCACGGTGCCAACCGTCACCGATGCCGCCGCGCCTGCCGTACCCGTGGGGCCGACGCCGCCGGACACCGAAACGTCAATCTGCGTTTCGCCGACCGAGGCCGTGATCTGCTGCCCGCCGGATACGTTCGCGTTGATCGGCACTAGATGACCTCCACGAATCCAGTGAGCGCGGTACGGGTCGCGTTGTTCTCCACCCACTTCATTTGCCACCCGTAGGTGCCACGGGCCAGGGCGGCCGTCTGCGTGTCGGTCAGCGAGACGTTGAACTGCCCCGCCGCAGCGTTGGCAGCCGCGACCGTGAACGCCTGCACTTCGGCACCGCTGACGAGGCTCGTCATCGCCGCCGTGACGGTGTACCCCGTCATCGTGAGCGGGTTGAAGTCAATGAGCACGCTGAAGTCGTCGGCTCTCTTGAGCGACAGACTGAGCGTCCCCGGTGTCTGGTCGTATGAGGCCATTCAGCACCTAGTTTTGCGGGGGTGTCTCGACGGCCCGCGCCGTCACCGTCTTTACACGATCCGTCAACTCTCGCTGACCGTGGGCCAGTTCTTCCAGCGTCGCGGCCTGTTGGGTCTGCACCGTCGAAATCTCCTTGAGCGTCTCGCTCGTCTTCTCTAGGAACTCGACGTGACTCTCGACCACCGGCTTTACGAGCGTCCCGTGCAGCGTGATCGCCGCCTCACGGCCCAGCCAGATGAGGACGGCTAGTAACACGACCGGCACGCCGAACCGCTCGGCAATCCGCAAGAGGGAATCCAGCACGCCTTGCTTCAGTTCTTCTCCGGTCACGTCGTCAACTCCTTCTGCATTGCCACAAGCCAAACACGGTTGCTCGCTCGCTCGTTCCACCAATCCAGCATGATTTTGATGATGACCGACACCATCAGTTGCAGAATGAACGCCCAAAACATTCCGTATTCCTGCGGTTCCTTGCCGCTGAGAACTTGGTGCATCCGCTTCACTGATCGTTCAATGCTGCCGCACACAGCCCGCGTCGCGTCGTCGCTGACGGCGTAGTTCAGGTTCATCGGCTCCCACGACTCGATCGTGAGTTGCACAAGGTCGGCGAACACGCGGCGGCCGATGATGTGCTTGCCCAGCGGGGCGCGCCGCCACGCGTAGTCTTGGAGGTCAGCGAGCTTCACGGCACCTCCCGTCGGCACATGCCTTGCCGCTGCCTTTGCAGACGGGGCATTGCATCCGAATCGAATTGCCATCACCGATGACTCCGGTTCCGGCGCAGTTGGTGCATTTGCCAGCCGGGGCAGGGGGCTTCGGCGGCGTCGGGGCAATCTCGCCTTGCAGTCGTACCGCCATCCTCGCCGTCTCACAGGCGAGGTCGGCCGTGATCGCCGCGTCATCGACGGTCGGCGCGCCGCAGCCCTTGGCGAACAACAGGAACGTCCCGGTGACAAGAGCAGCGGTTTTCACAACACGCCTCCGGTCCAGTTCTCAATGGTCGTCCGCTTGAAACCTGAGTAGCCCGCGTAGGTGTACGTGTCCTCGCCGCGGCACATACGGTCAATCACGTCCGCGTCGCACCAGAAAGAGCAGACGCGAACAGGCTCGGGGATGTTCGCCGGGTAGTGCTTGCCGACCGTGTTGCTCGCGCCCCAAGAGTTGTAGATGAGGATGCCGGGCCGCTTGCCCCACCGCACGCCACCGGCAAAAAGCGCGTGCGGCCACGTCCCGCCTGGGCGGCAGAACCCGTCCTCGTCGCGGCTCATGCTGAAGCCCTGCGTCGAGCAGATAACGCATCCGTAGCCATTGGAAACGGCGCGGGCCACGTCCATGAACGACGTGCAGAGTGTCGTCTCGCTCGCCCGCCGTTCCTGGGCGAACGGCTCCAGCGTGTCGGGCAGGCCGTTGCGGCCCCAATCGCGTTCACGCTGCGACGAGTGGGCATCGAACGTCACGCCGCCGTAATCGACGCCGTAGTGCAGGCAGCCGAAGTCCCGCACCGCCTTTGCGGCATGGAAGCCGGTGCTGCCGTCGCCGCCGGGGTTCGATGAACGCCCGCGAGCTTCGACTCGGCTCAGCCCGTAGAGGCTCGCTTCGATGGTGCGACCCGCCCACACCTCCGGCTCCTTGCGGTACACGATGTCGCAGGCCGCGAGCACGTCCACGCACAGGCTCGCCGCCCAGCCGACGCACGAACCAACCGAGCCCTGCGAACCGCGTTGCCATGACGGCTGGCACTTGAGCAACGCCTCGTACAGAAACACGTCCGTCTGCTCGTCGGTGGCGAGGTCAGGCCCAGCCTGTGCCAGCGTCGGGCGTGCGAGCGTCGCGACGAACGCAGCGGCACCGGCGGGGTCGGGTTGGTATCCGAAAGCGTGAGCGGCCAAGTGTCACCCCCCGTGGATGCCAGCCCAGGCGATTGCCTTGGCGGCATCGCTGTAGGCGCGGCGCATGTCGGGAGTCACCGGCAAAACTTCCTTGCCCACCACTTCGAGCAGCACGGCCTCGGTCGCCTCACGCAGCCCGGCGTACTTGCCCGGTTGGTTGCCCGCGAGCCGCCGCCACGCGATGTCGAGAGCGAGGACGGTGAACTGCCGCAACGAACGCGTGTCGCTGAACACAATCTCGGTCGTGACGGCATCCCCCGCGACGACGATGGCCGACTTCTCCCACGTCGAGGCCCACACGGCACGATCAACGGGCGACGCGGAACGCAGGGCGGCGGCGATCCCGGCAACCTTGGCTTTCATCTCGGGACTCGGATCGGTAACGGAAACGGCAACGCGCGGCAGGCTCGGCAACGACGGCAAGCCGAACGCGGCCACGTAGCCGAGTACGATCGCGACAACGATCCGAGTACGAACGCTCATTTCTTGGCCTTTGCCGTGTTGCCCAGCAGCACGTCGAGAAGTTGCTGGCAGAGGGAGACGCCCTCCATGCACTGGGCCGCCTTCAAGCGGGTGGCGAGGTCGAGGACGATGTGCAAGTCTTTGGCCGTCACGGTTGCGGCCTTTTCACCTGCGGCTTCCAGCGGGGTTTCTTTCCAACCGGCTTGGACTTTTGCAGCCACGGCGGCAATCGCGGGGCCAGCGAGGACACCCACTGCCGCCACCGCGGCGACGAGACGAATAATTCCATCGGTGTTCACTTCGCTTCCTCCGCTTTGAGCAGGCACCAGCGAACCAACGCCTCGCCCTGCGGCGTCTTGAGAATGTCGGCGAGCAGCCGCACCAGTTGGTCGTCCACCTGTGCGTTCGTCTTGCTGGCGATCCACTCGGCGGCGTCGGCCACGACGAGTGACTTCTTGTAGGGATCGCTTGCGTTGGCGAACGCCTGCCCGTAGGCGAGCAGCGGTGCCCACTGGGAGAGCAAGCGAATCTGCTCCCACACGTTCAGGGTGTTGCCGTACTTGGCGTATTCCTCGGCGGTCGCGGTGTAGTTCGGGTTTTGCATTGCGTTTGTCTCCTCTCCCTACACCGTATGGGGAAGCAGGCCGTCACTTGCAGATTCGGGTCTTACCACTGGCACTCCCGGTTGAGGCTGTCGAGGAAGTCCCGCGTCTCGGGCGGCGTCTCTATCGGGCTAAGTTCCATCGCCTGCGGCTTCGAGACGAGCCGCAGGCGGCGGGTGTTCTCGTCCCAACGCGACTGAATTTCGAGGCACGCCGCCTTGATTTCATCCTCTGTCGGGTCGCGGGTGTCGCCCTGCTCTGGCCGAAAACGCAGCCGACGGTCGTTTCGCAGCGGCAGGTTCCAGAGCGTGCGGAGCCGCAGCACTTGGTCTTTGGTGATTGTCCACCGCTCGCACAACGCCGAGATGGGCATGTGCGTTTCCCAATCACCACGAAAGGCCGTGATGCTAATGGTCGCCGTCACGCCCGCCATCGGTCGGCTCCATCCAGTGCATGACCGTTCTCATCGACGGGTCGAGATACAACTTTTGCCCCGTCCGCTCCGTGATGCTGCGATGGAAGGCGACGTGCTCGCAGTCCGTCTCGCCGTCGTAGCGGCCGCAGAGGTAGGCGGCCGAGGCATACACCGCCATGCCTCCGAACGCCGAGCAGACGGCAAACGGCTGCGAACCCACGGGCGGGAGGTGCTGGTGCTTCCAGCCGCCGACCCCGGCGGTGTAATCATCCCAGTACGAATTGAGCCGGTACGCCCAGGCGTCGTAATGCACCCAGCCCGCGACGAGCTTCGGCTGCTTGTCCTCGCCCATCGCCATCGTCGGATGCTGGATCAGCGACACGCTTGCCATGCCGTAGGCATCGGGCGTGGCGTTCAGTTCTCCGATCCCGTGCATGACGCCCGCGTGACTCCACCCGCCCCACGCGTCCCAATCAATCACCACAACAAGATCGTAGTCGGCACAGGTGTCGGTCACCCACCGCTGGCAGGCGGTGCGGTACTCTGCGAGGGCAATCGTGCGGCGACCCGCAAACTCGGTCGTGAACTGCTCCCGGTCGAGCCGCTGGCTTGTGAACGTCGCCTGCCGGTGGGCGGCGCAGAAGTCGGCCAGCACTTGGTCGGTGTTGTCGGTGTTGTCGTTCGTCTCGATATGCAGCCGCCACTCGCCGCACGTCTCGACAAGCTGCTCGAACCGCTCAAGGTTCGCCCTGAGGTGCGGCGCGCAGTTGCGGGCCAGCCCGACGAACGCCACGCGCGAGTCGCGGAACCGTGCCTCGCCCTCGCGGACGCCGCGAAGGAAGTCCGCAGCAAACGGCTCAAGCGGGTAGACGAGGTGCTGCGGGACGTTCACGCAGGTTCCTTTCGCAAGTGGAACTCAATGTTTCCGTGCTGGTCATGGGCCGCACGCTCGACCGCCCACCACCGGGCCGAGACCGCGAAGTAATAGCAGCCGTACTTCTGATGCAGCTCCCTGCGGCGGTCCCAATAGTCGAACGTGCGGGGCGTGAAGAACCGCCGGTGCGTCGGATCGGTGAAAGCATTCTCATGCCGGTAGTCGGGCACCCGCAGGCTCAGGCTGCCGCCGGGGGCCAAGATTCGCCACGCTTCGTCGAGCCATTGCGGCACCTCGGCACGCAGATGCTCCACTACGTCGTTCGCCACGATCACGTCGAACTCGCCATCGACCCACGGCCACGGCAGTCGGTCGAGGTCGTGGGCCACGTCCACGTGCGGGCCGTGCGCCACGATGTCGTGGTTCACGGCACCGTCGAGACGTGTGAGGCCGCAGCCAAGGTGCAGAATCATTTGCCACTCGCTGCGAGGTAGAGGCCGACGTTGGCAAACGCGTACCCCAAATAGGCCAGGCCTAGCCCTGCTTTTCCGTGCAGGGCTAGGTCGGCCGCGACGATCAAGTAGATGCCGCCCGTGAGGGCGATGAGCCACGGTGCCATGACTACCGGTACCGGATGACGGCGAAATACATACGACGCGATGGCGAGTAGGCGATGCCTTCCTCGACGATCTGCTTGCGCCCGAAGAAGCAGCAGTTCCTTCTGGCGGCCTCGGGCGTGCTGCCCATGCCAATGCCTTCGGTCTGGCTGCACTGGCTGTGCACCAGCGAGCCGCGACGGGCGATGATGACGGCGTGATCCTGTGCCGAAATCACGGCGGGGCCACGCACGGCAACGGTCTGGCCGTGAACGAACGAAGCGGTGAGAGCGAGAAAGACGACAAACGCAAAACGCATAGCACAACTCCTTGGGTTGAGGAAACCAACCCAAGGAGTGTGCCGTGCGTGTCAAATCTTTCAGCCGTCGGCCAGCGGCATGATCGTAATGCGGGCGGTGTCGGCCCGCAGCAGCATCGCACTGTCGCCGTTCTTGAACTCAATGCTGACCGTTTCCGCACCGTCGATCTTGTTGAGCCATTCAATCGCGTAGTGCGGATTGATGACGAAGCCCCCCGGCGTGCCCGCTTCCAGCAGGCCGCACGTCACCTCGCTCTCGCCGTACTCCTGCGACTTGCTCCGCAGCGTGATCCCGGTGTCGGCGACCGTCCACCGCACGCCCTTGCTCGTCTCGCTGGTGCAGACCGCCGCCATCGAACACGCCCGCAGCAGGTCGTCCGCGTTGGCAAACGAGTGCGGCCCGTCGTGGTCAGGCTCGATGAGGTGCCACTTGGGGAACTGCCCGGCCAGCAGCATCGCCCGCACGACCGTCGAATCAACCGTCACAATTACCTCCGAGCCGGTCGTCTCGAACTGCACCGCCTCGCCGCTCGCCGCGACCCGCCGCACAATTTCCATCGCCCGCTGCGGAACCAACGCCGAAGCGTCGTCGGTCGCTTGGTCGATCTCGCACTCGGTCACGGCCATGCGCTTGCCGTCCGTCGCCACGAAGAACAGCGTCCCGTCGCGGAACTCCACTTGGATACCGCTCATCGTGAAGCGGTCGTCCTGCTTCGCGGGGACGCACAGGATCGGCCGCAGCAGGCCGCACAACTGGTCGGCGGGCAGGTGGGCAATCGGCTTGGCGTAGCCGTCGCTCGCCGCCGGGAACTCGTCGGCGTTCTCAGTGGGGAGCGTCCACGAACCCTTGCCCGCAGAGATGCGGCAGCGGTCGCCTTCGATCTGGAACGTCATCTCATCGGCGGTGATGTTTCCGACGATGGATTGCAGCCTGCCGAACGGCAGCAGCGTCACGTCGTCCATGCCGGGGAGCGGAGCCTCGACGCGAATTTCAAGGTCGGTGCCGATCATCACGCCGTTGCCGACTAGCACGTTCGTGAGGATCGGTTTCGGGGAGCGGGTCGGCACCGCCTTCTCGACGGCGTGGATCGCCCTACGAACGTCATCGACGCTCAACGTCGTGCCAGTGGTTGTGCGCTTTCGGGTTGCTGTCGCGGCCATGATTCACTTCCTTTCGGCTCATGGAAATACCAGCCAGAACACCCACGGCGAACGTCGCCGCGTGGAGTATTGAACCGATAGAAACGCAGACGATTTGCTCAATAGTCACGAACCATCCCCCCGTCACCTTGAGCGTCCAGCACCTCGACCGCGTTTAGTCCTCGCAGCGTGTTCGCCAACTTCTCGGCAAGCAGCATCGGCACGTCGTCCTCGTCGGCCAACGTCGCGGCACACAGGGCCAGCTCGTCGGCTCGTTCCTCGCACTCCTCACACAGCCCGTCGTCGGCCGCGACCCACAGGCGTATCGTCAACGGGCCAACCGAAACCTTCCGCATGAGTTCGTAAGCACGCATACGCTTCCTCCTTGCTGGTGACGACATGGCACGGGGTTCCTCCCCGCGTTTCCAATTCATTCATGCGACGGCGTTGAATCTCGGTCGGGTGCTTGCCCGGCTGCTTCACTTCCAACCACACCGCGTGGCCTTTCTGAAGGCACAGCAAGTCGGGCAGGCCCGCGAGTTGGTACGGCCCGCCATGAATCTTGATGGGCTTCCAGCCCAGTGATTCGGCTACCCGAACAATCGACGCTACGATGCTGGATTCGCGCGGCATTCCTTTGCCCTTGCTACCGCGTCGCCGTTGAAGCAGCGGCGGCACGATTCACATACCCGAACAATCGACTCGCTCAGGTTGAGCGGACAATCGTGATCGACCGGCTCCATTCCGTCAAGGTCATATCCGTCACGAAATATGACCGGTGCTATCGCTGCTGGCGGCACCTCGCCACGGTCGCACTGGTACGAATGAAACCACCGCAGCCCCGCAGGGGCGATCTGCTTGAACCGCTCCAGCCGCTCCCACGAACTCTTATCGACCGACAAGTGCAGGTAGACGTTGGGGCGGGGCGTGAGCGTCGCGGCGATTTCTGGCTTGCGGCTGACCACCCACTGCGGAACGCCGCTCAAGATTGTTGCTACGGAATCAATGCACGCGGGTGTCTCGGCAACAAGGTCGCCGCCGCCGCACCACCTGACATACGTCAAGCGGAGCCGCACGGCCCACGCCGCGATGCTGCCCGCGAGCCGGTGCGGGTCGGCCCGCAGGGAGTTGAGCAGCCGGTGCTGCTTGGCAAGGCTGGCGTTCCACGTCGCTGGGCCTTTGGCGAAGTAGCACGTCTCGGCACAGACGACGCTTGGCGTACACGTCCCGATGATCGGGAAGTTCAACGAATGCCCCGTGACCTTGTTCGTTGAGAAAGGATTCTCGTCGGGGGCCAGAAGCTCGTCGTGGCCCTGCGGTTTGCGGGCGAGGGTGGCAACGCTCATGCGGCCACTTGACCAACGCTGTCAAGCAAACCGCCCCGCCGCGTGGAGGAGGCGGCGGGGCGGCAGCATGGAGCCATCCATGGCAGGCCAGTGTTACACGCCACCGCTGGCAGGGCGACCCGTGTGGCTGACGATGAGCAGCCACTACGCCGAGGGTGCGGCGGTGTTCAGATACTCCGTGATGCGTTCCCGCAGTTTGTCGTTCGTGTCGCGCAGCACTTCGAGATACCGCCGCCCGTTTGGCTCGGCGTCGGCCTCCGCGAACGTCATGCCTTGGAACCGCCCGAACTGGAAGCGGAACTCCAAGCGGCTCGACTGCGGCTCGACCGCCGCCGGGCGGGTGACGGCAGGCACCAGTTCCATCACGCCGCAGAAGCAGCACTCCACCACGTCGTGCGGCACGCTGCGGCCCCGCTCCCGCACCATGCGGGTGTCGAAGGCTTCCCAGTGCGTTGCGTGGCAGCGGTAGCAGGGGGCGGCGTGGGGGTGGAAGTCGATCATTGACCCGCCTCCCACAACGTCCGCTGAATTGTTTCTTCGCAGTCGCCGCCCGATGAAAACACGCCCCAGTTGTCCCGGTACTTCCAAAAACGGCGAACCACGATTGTGTTCGGCCATCGGCCGCTCGTTCCGCAGAGCGATTGGGCAGGAATAAAAAACCGCTCGCCGCGAAAGTTCAACGCGAGAACGTCGAAGTCAGTTCGCCGGTATCGTCGCGTACCGTTCTTGCCGTATGACTTACCAATGCGAACAGTGCCGTTCTTGTCGTGCGTAATGTTTTTGCACTGCACCTTTAGCCCGTTCACGACGGCATCGTGCGGGCGACAGCCGGATACCTTCCTCGCCTTGAGGCCGCTGCCTAGTGCAAGCTCGACGAACTCACGTTCCCAGACTTGCCCGGCAACCGCTGGGTTCAGCATCACAGCACCTCCATGCGAGGCACCGGCTTGCCGTGCCGTCCCTCATTGACGATGTAAAGATTCCGCCGCGCCCGCGTCACGCCGACGTAGGCGATCCGGCACTCCTCGTCGTGCTGGTCGCGGTCGTCCTCGCGGCCCTGCTCGACCCGCTTGCCGACCGTCGTGAGCATCGCCACGTTGTCGGCCTCCATACCCTTGACCGAGTGGATCGTGCCGACGCGAATCTTCGTGTTGGCGACCAGTTCCGGCCCCCACCGCTCCGCGTGCCGCCGCCACTCCTCGCCTCGGTCAACGAGGCCGCACCACTTACCGCTGCGAATCTTCTCCATCAGCGGCTCGGTCGCACCAACCTTCGTCAAGTCGTCGGAGAAGATCACGTCCCACTCGTCGGCGTGCTTCTTCGCCCAGCCGGTCTTCACGCCGCGCGCCAGCATCGGCTCCTTGTCTTTGTTTGTGCATGGCAACAATTCAATCGCCCGCGACCACTCCTTGCCGCTGACGTGCTTGCCTTTCTCCAGCGCATAGAGGGCAGCGAGGCCCGTGCCGCGCGAGGTCGCCCCCTCCTGTTGCGTGACCCACTTCGCGGGTTTGCCCGCCGCGTGCAGGCTGGCGTAGAGCCGATTCGCCTCATAATTCGTGCGAGCGATAAACAGCCACTCCTCGTCTGGCCTCGCGCGGATGAATGGAAGTTCTGTCTCGCAGTCGAATATCTGCCCCTCATGGTCGGCCGGTGCAACCTTGCGGTCGAAGTACCCGCGGTACATGCGTCGCAGGCACCGCTCGCCCAGTTCGAGAATCGGCTTCGGGCAGCGGTAGCTTTTTGGCATCGTCCGCTCCTTTTCCGCAGGCCAGCCGAGGAAGCAGTCCGCAGACGATCCCGCGAAGCCAAAGATCGCCTGGAATGGATCGCCAACGACGTAGCACCACTTCACCGACTCCGCGGAAACGAGCCGCTTGCACGCCGCGTCGAGGAGCGGGCTGGCGTCCTGCTGCTCGTCGAACAGCCACGCCGACACGTCGGGCAACGTGCCTTCCGGTTCCGTTCGCTCGACGCCATCGACCGCGTGCAACCGGTAGCCTGAGAACCGCAGGAGCAAGTCGGAGAAGTCGAGCCGATCCTCCAGCCGCTTCGCCATCTCGTACCGTTCGGCTATCCGAACTACCGCGGCGTAGTCTGGCACGTCGTCGTCGAGCCGCCGCATCTTCCGCACGACTTCGCTGAGCGGTTGGAGCGTGTTCCTCGCTCGCTCCCAGCACGTCAACGCGGCCCCCTCCTGCCCGCCGACAAACTTCTGCCGCCCGGTGTCGTCGTCGATGGAGGTCGACACCTTCACACCGAGCGCGTTGCTAATCCATTCGGTGTCGGCCACGGCGTTGCCGATCAACTGCCCCGGCTCCAACGCCAAGCAGCGGCGAGCGGTCGAGTGAACGGTGCGGAACCACCCTTCGCCGTCGAGCAGCGACGGCGGGACGTTCCACGCCGCCGCCGCCCGGCTCACGGCCTCGGCCCGTGCAGCCCGCGTGAAACTGGCGAAGCCAAGCCGCAGGGGATTGCCGCCCAGTTTGGGCAACGCCCCCTCCATGATGTTGAGCAGTTCGGTCGTCTTGCCGCTGCCCGCCGCGCCAATGAGTCTCGCTATCTTCACTAGATTGCCCTCGCTAAAACCAACAGGGGGGTACGAAAGTGATTTGCCCAAAAGTTCTCACGGCAAAAACAGTTTTCCCGCCAATTTTCCCGGCACGTTTCGCCCTTGTTTTTAAGGCACCAAACGCACTTTGCCGGGAAAACGAGTCGCCGCGAAGGTGTTTTGGGCATGTTGAAATTTCCCATATAACTAGACCGATTCCCCGGAGGGCGGCAGCGCGAGCGGGCCAGCGGTCGTCAGCGTTGCCGCCATGTCCTCCAGCACCGCGAACTCCCTCCTAGACCACACCACGTACGATTTGCGGGCACCGCCGAGGTGGCGGTGTTCCTCATGCCGGAAATCCTCCGACGCCCCCATACGGGCAAGCAGGCGCCTCTTGAGGGCCAGCCGCTCCCCGGTCTCGACGCGGTGCTGCCGTTCGATGTCTTCCCAAATCTTTCCCCACGCAAACCAGAGCGTGCCGTCGGCCCGCCACGCGGCCCGGCCCGTTGGGTCGGGAATGTCGTCGTCGGACGGCTGGGCAGCCTGAGCCAGCCGGTCGTAGAGCCATGAGGCCAGAAGCACGTACCGCAGGCTGCTTGCTCCCGGCCACTCCTCGCCCGCGTTGTCGAGGAGCTTCGCCTTGACCCCGCGTGCGTTTCGCTTCGTCGCCCGGTCGCCCGCCGACACGTTGTCCCGCACCTTGTAGCCGCCGTCCCAAATCTGCTTCCACCGCTTCGGGTCGTCGTCGAGCATCACGCGGCCCGTCGCGGCCAGCACCTGCGCCGCGACCTTCGACGCCGAGCGGTATTGGTCTACCGTGAGCGTGACGTTGCCCGTCTTGTCGGCGGTCAGCTCCCGCCAGTGCGGAACGTGGAGCCGGTACTCAATCGGGTCGGAATGCACCACGGTCAGGCTCCATTCGCCCGGCCCCCATTCCGGCTCGCTGTCCGAGTCGGGCGTGAGCGGCGAGAACGACAAGCCCACCGCCGTAAAGACCCGCTGCCAGCCGGTCGGCGTCAGCCCCGGTTGCCGGGCCGTCGGCACCGGCAGCGGGGCATTGTCGGCGGCGGCAATCGCCGCTTCGGTCGCCACGCCCGCCGAACGCGTCTTGCGGACGTAGGCCACCGCGGAGCGGTACAGCCCCACGACTTCGGAATCCTCCAGCGGCGGCTTGCACTGGATCGTGTTGACCGCCCGAATCTTGAGCAGCAAGTCCTGCTGCTCCCGCTCGTTGTCGAGGTTCGGCCCGGAGCGGAACGCTTCCGCGATGGCGAAGCGGTGCAGTTCGTTGTTGCGACCGCCACTGGCGACCGGGCGGTGCAGCATCTCGCGGGCGGGCGAGCGGGCAATCCGCTGCGTCTGCCCGTCGTCATTCCAGAGCAGCGAGAGCAGCCGTTCGGGGAGCGGCTGAAGCTCCACGTCGTCGGGCGACAACCCCGGCACCCACTCGTAGCGGACGCCCGTGTGGTGCGTCGAGGGCGGCACGACCGACTGCGCGGCCTTGCCGCCGTTGCCGATCCGCACTTCGATCCCCAGCACCTTCCGCACCGCGACCGCGGGCAAGTCCTCTTGCCACCGAAACAGCCGATGCGGGCCACGCCCGGCCCGGTAGGTCGGCGTCCAGATTTCACCAAGGCCCAATTCCTCCCACGCCGCCTTCGCATCCTCGCCGTCCAGTTCCACGTCGATGACGCCCGACTTCGGGCCGAGGAGCAGGCCGACGTTCACCGGCCTGCCGCTATCAAACCACGACAAGACTTCTTCCTCGTCGTTCGTCGCGGACAGGTGCCACGCGTCGCCGCCCGATGGATGCTTGCCCGGCGTGCCGCAGTCGCGGCCCTTCCAGCAGGTGCAGACTTCCGGCTCGACCACGCCGTAGAGCGGCACCAGATGCCAGCCCAGCCGCGTGTAGGAAGCCGCCAGTACGTTGCTCATCGCCAGAACCTCCGTGAGTGGTGAAGAAAAGCCCCCGCGCCGCGTCTCCACGCGACGCGGGGGCATACGACCGACGAGCCTTTCCCTGACTACGCCGCATCCTGCGGTACGTCGATCTGAGTCGCGACGCGAGACAGCGGCTCGGTGTAGAGCCGCCGCACAATGTCGCCTTCTTCCTTCGTGATCGTCCCGACGAACCGCGGCACGATCTGCGAGTACGGTTGCCCGCCCGCATTCTCCACCCGGTCGAGGGTCAGGCTGACCATCGCCCGGTAGTGCGGCACCGACAAACGCTTCACGAACGGCGTCACCGTCTTGAGGCTGCCCGGCCCAGCCGTGACCAGCAGCGGCCACGCCTCGTCGGCACGGAGGATCGCCAACAGGCGGCTCTCCTTGCACCGCTTGCCGCGACCGGACTTCGACGTGCCGTACTGGTTGTAGGGCAATCTCGTCCAATCGTAGGTGCGGTCGCCCGTGCGACACGACTCCAGCACCTCAGCGTCGAGGTCGCCGATTTCCTCGTTGACCCGAACCGCGGTCATGAGGTCATACGACACCAGCACCGGAGACGCCTTGCCCTGCGGCTCCTCGCTGCCCCACAACGTGCCACGCACGCCGTAGTAGACGAGGATGCCGTCGATGCTCTTGGCACTCTGCTCGTTATTGCCAGAGTCCGTCCAGCTCCACACCTTCCCGCCGCCCGCAGGCGTCGAGACGCGAGGGAGGTCAGACGCGAGCAACGATTCGCCCGGCCCAAGGTTCGCCATCAGAGCCTCACGCACGTCCGAGTCGGGACGCAACGCAAGGAACTTGCTCTCGGCTGCACCCGTGATGAGTTCGCCAGTAGGAGCCATCAAACCACCAATCCTTTCTTGAAGTGGAAAAGAGAAACGAAACGTACCCAAACAATCAACCCAACGTGCGATGCGACAGCCGCATCTCACGGAATTCACGAACCAGACCCGCAAACGGAGTGCCGTCGGCCAGCGCGGAATCCGCCGTGCCGTCGCCGCCCCGCTGCTCAATCAGCCAACTCTTGAGCGTGGTGGTGTTCACCGCGATCAAGTCGTCGAGGCCCGCCGACTCGGCCGCTTCGACCACGGCCTCGCGGTTCTCGGTCGGCACCGACACGCTGAAAAACTCCCGCACGTACCACGACTTGCCCGCCGCCCGCACACCGTCGAGGCCCGACGCGGCCAACTGCTCGACCGCCAACTGCTCGGCCTCGTCGAGAGCCTTGTTGATCTTCTTCGCCTCGTTGGCAATCCGATCCTTCTCGGCTTGCAACGACGCGACGCGTTCCAGAATCGCGGCCAACTGGACCGGCTGGGATTCAACTGAACTCATGCTACCGACTCCTTTCTCGGAGACAGGTTCTGCAGCACCGCCTCGACAACGCTTCGACGCTCCTTCAATGCCGCATAGACTTGCTGATCGACCGTGCCGGGGGCGACGAGGTGGTAGTAGCGGATGCACCGCGTCTGCCCCGGTCGCCGCAGGCGGGCGAGCGATTGCTCGTAGTCGCCCAGCGAGTAGCCGAGCGAGTAGTAAATGGCATACGCTGCCCGCGTGAGGTCGATGCCGACACCACCCGATTGAATCTGCACGCCAAGAATCACGGCGTCGCCTGCCTGCCACCGCTCCAAGTCCTTCCGCTCGCCGCTGACTTCCGCATACTCGCGGCCCAACTCGCGGGCCGCTGCCTGCACGTCGTCGAGGTCGGAGCGGAACCGGCAGAACACGACGACCGGCTCCGTCACGGGAAGATCGGACAGACGATCCTCAAGCACGGCCCGCTTCGTCGGCATCCCGTCGATCAGCACCGTGCCTGCCTCGTCGGTGCGGGCGTAGCCGCTCGTCGCCTGTTGCAGCCGCAGCAGTTTGGTCAGTGCGTTCGCCGCCGTCACCGTCCCCGCCGAAATCTCGGCGGTCATTTCCTTCTCCAACTGGCGGTAGAACTTCATCGTCGCGGGCGACAACGGCACCGGGATCGTTTCATGGATCGCGTCGGGCAAGTCCAGCACCTCGTCGGCGGTGACCCGCCAGCAGTGGGCGTCGAGCTTCGCCGTCAGTTCGTCTTGGTTCCTCCACTTCCGTACCTTGCTCGGAAAGCGTGGATCGCACTCCGCGTACCTCGCCCGCATCCGCGTGAACGACGAGCCGAACACCTGCGGGTCGAGGAAGCGGAACTGCCCGTAGAGGTCGAGCGGCGAGTGCGGCATCGGCGTCCCAGTGAGGCACAGCCGCTTTGCGTGCTGGTGCCGCGTCGCCAGTTTCGCCAGCCAGCGGCTCGCCTTGCCGCCCGGCGATTTGATCCGGTGCGACTCATCCAAAACGATAGCCGCCCACCGCACCGCCTCGACCGCCTTGCCCAACTCGCCACGCCACACGGCGTCGTAGTTCACGACGACGACGAGCGTCGTGTCGCCTGCCGTCGCCATCGCCTGCTGCAACCGTTCGGCCCGCTTCTTGGCTGGGCCTTCGTGAATCAGCACCGCTTTCATCTTCTTGCCCGATAGGCCGAGCGTGAGGATCGCGGTGAATGTTTTCCCAGTACCCATGTCCAGCCCGAACAGCGACGCGTGCCGCTCCCGTGCCCACTCCGCAGCCTCGGCTTGATGCTTCCACGCCTCGAACGCTCCGAGCGAGGCACCGTCGACAACCTTCTCCCATGCGGGAGCAACGGCCTGCGGGCAGACGACAAGGATATGCGGTCGCATTTTCATGCGGTCGAACGAATCGTGCCATGCCATTTCAGTTGTCCTCCTGCTGCAAGAGGTCGGCTTCGATTGCCTCCCACCTCGCTTCGATCTGGTTGTCGGCCCACGTGTGTACCTCGTCCAAGACGCCGAGCGTCACCGGGCGGGGCAGGCCGATGGCCGACGTGACTTCCTTGACCGTGATCTTGCGAACGTCCGCAGTCGGTGGCGTCGAGGGCCAGCCGTCGCCGTTGGCATCCCGCCAGCAACCGGGGTCGCCGGGGTCGAGGTCGTAGGTGATCTCGACTTCGACTTCGCAGCAGTTCAGCCGCAGGTCGTCGTTGTCGTCGGTGAGCGTGAGCGTGTGCGTCATGCCGTCACCTCGTTTCGCAGTTGCGTCCGCAGCCCGTCGATCTGCTCATGGATGCCGCGTGCGATCTCGGCCAACGCCGTCGCCATCGCACGGTTGGCGTCGGCCCGCGTTTCGTGCCAGCCGTCCGTAACCTTCGACAACTGCTGTCCGCAGCGGACGAGCAGCTGACCGTCGGCCACGATGTCCGTCACCGTGCCCTCGTAGAGATACGTCACGATCCCACCCAGGTCGCTCACCATCGTGCCCACATAGGGGCGGTACACCGTTTCACCTGCGTCCATGACTACTGCTCCTGTGATTCCGTTCGTGAAAAAGAAAAGCCGGGGCGGGCGGGAGAACGGAGGGCCCGTCCCGCCCCGGCACACCGATGGCAGGCAACTAGACCGCCATCGTCAGCGCGAGCCTTTCGGCCTGCGCTACTTTGCCGTCGTGCAACGCCCGCACGATCCGCTCCATCTCGGTCGGGCGACCGCGACGGATGCTGTCGTGCTGCACGTAGCCTTGGATCGCGTTGAACGCCTCCCAAGCCGACACGCGGAAGTCGGAGCCGATGGCCCCGCGGCCCGTGACCGTCCGCTCCGTGACCAACCGACGGAAGATTGCTTCCGTGCGGTTCTTGTGCATCGTGACCGACCGGCCCTCGTCGCTCTTGGGCTCGCCATAGATGGCGTTCAAGAACTCGACCATCCGCACTTCGCGGGACTGCATCTGCTGCACGACCGTCGTGAGGTTGCCCCAGCCAGCTTCCAGCGAGGCGAACGTAGCGATCAACTCATCCATCTGGAGTCGCAGGCTCGACGTGTGGCGAATCGCCACGTTCGTACCTTCGGCCATCCGCAGGATCATCATGTTCCGGCAGGCGTCGCGGTACATTCCGAGCGAAGCCCGAAACGCCTGCCCGCCGTAGCCCGCATCGATGACGACGCGGGGGAACACGTTGTCCTTCGTGCCGTACACCGCGAGCCGCCGTTCCTTCGTCGGCTGGATCGTGACGTAGTGGCCGTGGTCGAAGTGGCACTTCACGTCGGCCACCCCGTCGAACGCCACGCCCGCCGCCTCGACCAACGCCAGCACGTCGTCGGTCGTGTGCGGCGTGTAGCGGTCGCTGACCGAGCCGTAGCCCACGGCCTGCCCGTCGTCGCTCTTGAACAGCCCGTAGAACGGCGTCCGCATGTTCTCCGGCCCCCGCAGCGGGAACTTGTCGATGGAGAAGTTGAAGGCCGAGCGAACCTTGTCGGCCACGTTGCAAGTGATCATGTCGTTCATCGTGAAATCCTCCGTAGTTATGAAACCTAAACAATCAGTCCAGCGGCACGGCCAACGCGGCCGGGTCGCAAGTCGGTCAGCCGATCACGATCTCCTCGACCGCCAGCCCCTCTTGCTCGCGGATCACGCGGCAGAGGTTTTCGATCAGCGTGAGCGTGGCATCCACGTTGGCGGGGTTGTCGCCCACCTTCGTCGTGAGCCGCGTCCGCATGTCGTCGCGGCCGAGGTAGTTGATCGCGTCCTTGATCTTCTTGAAGTCCATTTTGCTGGCAGGGGTCATCGTCGTGTCTCCGTTGTGGGGGTGTTGGGGAGTCCGAACAATCAGTCAGGTGGCAACCGCAACGCGGCTGACTCCGTTGGCCTTGGCGACCTGGATCGCCCACCGCTTCGCCTCGGCATACTTCATGTCGCCTGGGGCAAACACGACCGACTCATCCGCGGTGCCGTCGGCCATGTCCTTCTGAAACCGGAAGGCCCAGTAGCCCTTCCCACGCGGCTTGCGTCCGTGGGTGAATTCGTAGTTGCTGGTGTTGATGGTCATCGCCGTATCTCCGTTTCGTTGTCCTGTCGCGGTGTCCGCCGCGTCATGCCCTCATTATACCTATCGTCCTCTGTGCGTCAATAGGGTTAGAAAAAATATTTTTACCCCTGTTTTCCCCGGTGTTTTCACCGGATCACCCCCAGCCCCGCGTCCGCGAGGTCGAGGACGGCCCGCCCGAAGGCCCGCAGCCGCCCCGGCGGCAAGGCCGGGGCAGGCTGCGAGACCGGCAGGGTTGCCATCGGCTGCATTGCCTGCCGGTGAGCGGTGTCGATGGCGGCGAGTTGAAGCCGCGTTTCAATGATGAGCGAGGATGCAACTGCCATCACGGCGATGAAGCACCCGGTGCGGAGAAGGTCGCGGATCATGCTTCGCACCCTTCCCAATGCTTGACCAGCTCCGCGGCCCTCTTGCGTGTGCCGTACACGCCGACGAGCCACTGGTACCCGGTCGCCTCGTTGCTGCTCCAGATTTCAAACCATCGCTCGCCGGGGCGGCGAGGGTCGAGCGTCTCGACGATGCGGTACGTCACGACGTGCGTCATGCCGCGGCCTCCTCATGCGTCGGCCAGAAGTACGGGAGGTCGGCCGTCTCCCGCCATCCGAACTGACCGTAGTGCTTGGCATCCTTGCGAAGCAAGTTGCTGCGATGCGATGCGTGCAGCCGGTCGTAGCCGAGCCAGTTGGGCTGCGTGAACGCTGGCAGCCCGTCAGCGTACTTGACCCACAAGGCCATCTCGTAGCGAGCGAGATCGTCCATCGTTTTGCGAAACTGATCCCGCAGCGTGTCCTTGAATCCGCGTTGCCGCCACGCCACGCACATGATCTCGGCGTACTCGGCCAGAGCAAGCTCGTGGCCTCGCCACATACGGACGGCGGGATGGTTCCGCCACCGCGATGCCGGATTGCCGCGATGCTCGCCAACGTCCACGCCGAGCGTGAGCAGAATCTGCTTGCACTCGACGCGCTGCTTGCCGAGCCGCCGATTATCAAGGCACCGGGCCGAGGCCCAGATGTTGGGGTAGGGCAGGAAGGTCTGCATCATGCGTCTCCTTCGATCTTCTTGAGGATGGCCCTCGCCGCGGCAACGCTCCGCAGCGGAGCTTCGCCGAGCGGCACCGACTCAAGCCACTCAACGCAGTCGCGCAGAGCAGCCGTCAGTTCCGGCACCGCGGCCCAGGCTTTTGCGTGGCGTGGCAAGTCAGCCGACCCGATGACATTCACGCCGTCAATCACGTCGTAGCGACCATCTGCTTCGTTGAACTCGTATCGGTAGCCGCTCATGACTGCACCGCCTTTCGTATTGCCTCGTCAGCCATCTTCACGGCCGCAAAGTCTGCCTCGTCGAGCGACCCCGTATCCACCCACGCTGCTAACTGCTCGCGGCACGCGATGAGTGCGGTCAGGAGTTCCGGTGCGGCTGCGATCAGCCGCCCGTTGGCCCGGCCTTCCTCAACCGAGCCGTACCACTCCGAGTCTGACCAAGGGCCAGTGACGCGGGCGAGCGTCACGAATGAGGTCGGGCCTTCCATCGGCCAGACTTCCGCGCCGTCCTCCGTTCCCCACGGGCCGGGTGTGTGGCTGCTCATGACTGCACCGCCTTCCCGGTTCCGTTGCATCCGCCGCACGCGCGGTACCGGTACCCGTTGCGGCGGTACCCGTCTTCCTCACGCCAGCCCGTTCCGTTGCATTGAAAGCAGAACCCGTTTACCTCGTAGAAGTCCTTGAGTTCGCTCGGCAACCCAGCCTCGTACCGGGCCTTTCGCCACGCCTTGATCGTCGGGATGTCCCGGCTCGACACCGGGGTGGCCGCGAGCTGCTGAAAGTTCTGGAAGTGCTGATCCAGTGGAACGAATGGCAGCACCGCCCTCGCCACTCCGTCATCGCCCACGTACCTGTTTCCGTCCATCGTCCCGTCCTCCGTTGAAGTCCTACCGTCCCGCCCGTGCTGCGGAACGCCCGCAGCACGGGTATCCGAACAATCGTCAGATGCGAACCGCTTGCGGCTCGCGAGTAGCGGTTGCTGTTGAGTCGCAATCAACCGACTCCAGCACGGCCGCCAGCGTGTCGAGGATGTCGTTGATTCTCGGCAGAACGTCCGTCTCGGCGTTCACCATGTTCGACCGCGAGCCGTCGGCGTAGGGGGCTGCCATCTTCCGCAGGATCGCCGACCGCATGTATTTGAGGTCGATGCTGGCGTCGAGGATTCCGTTTCGCAGCGTGTTGCGTTGCTCGTAAAGTTTCATCGTTCGTTCTCCGTTGTTGGCGTCTCGCGGTGTCCGCCGCGTTGACCCCTGCATTATACCGTATCGGCAAAAGTGTGTCAATAGGTTTACGGAATTTTTCTTTTTGGCTGTTTTGCCGGGGGAAACAGGGGATGCCCCCTTTATATATGCCCCCTCTGGCCGCTTCGGGGGGGTCAAAAAGCGCACGTTCCCCCGGCGGCTCCAGAAAAAGGTCGGCAAAAACGGTTTTCGCGGCAGTTTTGCCGGGTCGTCAAACCGTTACGCCGTAACGTGTTAGCGTCGCTTGCCGGGAAAACGGGCTGCCGCAAAGCGTTTTTGGCCCTGTGTGAATTCCCTATATACCTAGGCGGGCGTTTTCCGTTTGCCCCGCGTGGCGATCCAATCGGGGTTGCCGCTCGTCTCATGAATGAACGGCTGCAACGCCTTCAAGTCGGCGGGAGCCAGAGCCGCGAGCCGCCCGTTGACGAAATGGATGCCGACGTTCGCCCGCTTCGCCGCGCGACTGATCGTCTTGGCCGAGCAGCCGAGCTTTGCCGCGGCCTGCCGTGTGGAATAGTAGCCCATACGCTTCGTCTCCATGCCGTTCTCCTTCATTGGTAGCAGTGCGGCCCATAGAAAGCAAGTAGGGGTCAGCCGAGTTTCGACCGCTTGCGTCCCGAGAGAGTGGGATCGCGGTGCAAGTAGTCGCGGAGGTTCTTCTCGACGCTCTTTTTGCTGACGGCCCACGCTCGGCCGCTCAATCGGAACCCTTCAAGCGTTCCAGCCTGCACCATCTTTATGACCCAAACGTCCGTGCAGCCAAGCATTTGCGCTGCAACCGGCACAGAAATCCATTCGGGGGGTCGTTGCATTGTTTCGGCTCCTCAAGTATTCCGGGATACGACCCCGGCCGTCCTTGCGGACAGCCGGGGGTCGAATGGCGGGGACGGGATTCCGCGCTAGAGGGAGTTGCACCGCAGGAGGCATGACCTACATACGAGCGGAGGACTACAACCATGCTCCTACAAAATCTGTTCGACAACTTCTATCGCCCGCTGCGTCTGCGTGGCCGCTCGGTCAACACCTCTCGACTCTACGGCTGCACAATCCGTGCATTCGGCAAATGGCTCACATACCCACCAACCGTCGAAGACCTCACAGACCTCACGCTGTCGCGGTATCTGGAACACCGGGCAGCGACTCGCAGCCCGTACACCAGCGAGAAAGAGCGGAGCCAGTTATGCAGCCTGTGGCGGTTCGCCGCGGACCGCGGGCTTGTGACGACGCGGCCGGAAGTGCCGCCCGCACCGCTGCCCGACCGCGTGCCGCGAGCGTGGACACTCGGCGAGCTTGGAGCGATCTACCGTGCCGCCGCCGCGACGCGGGGGTACGTTGGCTCCGTTCCGGCGGGCGTGTGGTACTCGGCCCTCGTCTCCGTGATCTGGGAGTCAGCGGAGCGCATCGGGGCGGTGCTGGCCTGCCTTCCCGGCGACTTCGCCGCCCCGCACCTGCACGTCCTCGCCGAGTACCGGAAGGGACATAAGCGGGACCGCATCTACCGCCTGTCGTCGCGGACGTGCGGCCTGCTCACGCTCGCCTGCGGCAAGGACCGCCTGCTGGAGTGGCCCAAGTCCCGCACGCTCCTGTGGGCAAAGTACGCCGATGTCGTGGCCCGTGCCGGGCTGGGACGCGGGCGGCACCTGTCGTTTCACGCCCTGCGCCGCTCAGCCGCGAGCCATTACGCTTCGCGTGGCGGCGACCCGGTGCAACTGCTTGATCACTCCAGCCCGCGAATCACGCACCGCTGGTACCTCGACCGCAGACTGACCGACAACGGGCCAGCCCCGTGCGACGTGCTGCCGGAAATCAACTAGCGGCTGACGGGGAGGCGGCGGGGAAAGGAAGGGAAACCCGCCGCCTCGACCCGCCGCCCGGCCCACTACTCCTGCGGTCGTGCAATGTTCGCAAGCATCGCCAGCAGCCGCTCACGCTCTTCGAGCAGTCGCCCGATCATGCGTGCCGCCGTGCCGTTCGTCGCGGTCCACGAGTTGCTCGGCCCGTGGCGTCCCACCCACAGCCACGCTTCCTGCGCCTCGTCTTCGCTGTACGGCACGCGGGGATTCACTCGACGCTCTCCCGGTAGAGCACCAGGGCAATGATTGAATACGCCGCAAGGTCGAGCAGCGTGTCTTCCACGCCGTCGAATTCCACCTCGCCCCGGCGAAAGAACGACCGCAGCCTGTGCATCTTGTCGCTCATTCGCAGCACGCACCCAGCGTAGGCGGGCACGTTGATAACGTCGGCCGAATTGCGAATGTTGCTCAGGGCATCATCGTCCTGGCCGTAGTCTTTTGTCTTCCGAAGGTGGAGCGTGCGGATCTCGTCGAGGATGTCGAGGAACTCGCGCGAGCCGGGCCGCAGGCCCTCACGCATCACGCCATCACCATTGAGTCGGTCGGCCACAATCATTTTCCTTCCCTCAAGTCACGGTCACAGAACAGCGGATAAGCACGGGTCACTTCGCGGCGGCCACCGTCGATGATCGCCATTCCCTGGCATGGCCTCTCAGGAGAAGCGACCCGCTCAGCGTATGGTGAATGTCCAATCACGCTGCCGTTGGCAACGTATCTCGCACCTCTGAGCCAGCCCCACGAGTGGTAATGTCCAAAGATCGTAAGGTCCGCCTTGCGCCCCGCATCCCAGCGAGCGATGGCCTTGCTGGCTGGCAGCGCGAGCCCGTAGACTCCACCAGCGAAACGAATTGAGTGGCCATGCGTTGTGCGAACGAGGAACCCGTCGAGGTCAACGTAGCCAAGGTGCCCTTCGGCAATCTGCCACCGCACGTTTTTGTTTCGCTCTTCGCGGGCCAGCGTGAAATACATCAGCTGTTCCCACGAGTGATCTAGTTCCGTGGCGATGCGGTTTTTCTCGGTGCTTCGCCCGTGGTTCCCGGCGTTCGTGCAGACGATCACGCTGCCGACGTTGGCTGCGATGCGGTCGATGAGCCCACGCAGCCGCTCCGAGATCCACCGCGTGGCGTTCATCGGAGAAAGCTGGGCCACCTCGGCACAGTCGGGGTGAATGTGGCCCGTGATGAAATCGCCGCCCAGCCAGACGAGCACGCGGTCTATGTCCGCTTGGTTGCGTTCGTGTTGCAGGCAGTCCAAGAACCGCTCTTCGAGCTCCGCAAGCCGCAGTTGGCATACGTCAAGAGAGTAGTCGTTTTCGCCGTTCACGGTCTCGGGAAGTATGCGCTCTTCGCAGTGAACGTCGCTGAGCATGAGCACCGCAGTGGCGTGGTGCTTGGTGCGTTTCTTGCCCTTGACGCCTTTGGTCAACGGCGTTGGCTTTACGCCCTGCAAAGACACCAGACTATCCGCCCGCGCCCGCTCGGCGTCGATCTGGGCCAAGGCCGCCTTGTACCGTTTCTGGTACGAGGTCACCTCGGCCCGCAGGCGTGCGATCTCGGCGTCGGCCTGGAGCTGCGAGGCATGCTCGACCCCGGCCGCGATCTCGTCGGCTAATCTTTTTGCAGCCATTCGGCAAACCTCTTGTGATCGCAGGTCTTCCAGCCACGTTCACGGCAACGCTCAGCCAGAACGCGGGCGACGGTGCCACGGCGAGCCTCGTAGCCGCCCGCCTTGAACTTGGCACGCACGGCAAGCAGTTCGGCCTGGGCATCGGGCGGGATGCCGTCCCACCAAGTCTTCGGGACGCAAGCCTTCAACGATTCGGCAACGTCATCTGTCAGGCTTGGCGTCTTTGCCTTTGCCACGGCGGCCTCCTTTTGTTTTGGGCTTCGCCGCACGACGCAGCACCATGTTGCCGTCGTCGTCGAGGATGCCGAGGCCGGACGGCTCGTCGTCCTCGAAGTCGAGCTCAGCGAGTTTTGGCTTCGCTGCCTTCGGCGTTGCTGGCTTGCGTGGCACGGGCCGCCTCCTTCCGTGCGTTGGAAATCGCACGGCGAACCAGCAGCCTAGCGGGGAGGTCAAGGAACGGCAGGCCGCGATCTGCCGCCGCTTCGCGGAGATAGCCCACCACAGTGTCGATGTTTCTCTCGCACCACCCCGGTTCCTGCGCCTCCATCGCGTCCATGTGTTTCACGCGGGCGTTGCATTTGCAGTTGGGCGTGGCAGTGATGCCGATGCTGGAGAGGAGTTTCCTGAGTTCCGTGCCGGGTCCGTTGGGCGGGGCGGGCGGCGGCAGCACTGGCAACTCAAAACCCGGCTTCGGCACGCGCGGGTAGGCCGGGTGGTCAACGTCCACCGTGACTGTGTCGCCTTTTTCGCTGACGATGCACGCCCGCACTTCATCCAGCGTGTAGCCGCGAGACTTACACCGTGCGTCCCACTGTGCGACCTTGCCCGTGATCATGGGAATGGGTTGCACTCCTCATCGATGCACTTCACGCCGGTGCGATAGACGCCGTCAATATTTTCGCACTCAAGCTCCGACATTGAGTCGCCGCAGCCGTTCCAATAACAGCACGACCCGGGGTATCCGCCGCAGCCAACCTCAAGCGTCAGCGACGACCAGTTAATGCTCGGCTCGTAGCCATCCGGGCACGGAGAGTATTGGTCTATTGTTTGCGCGCCACTAAAAGTCTCTGCAGGATCGGCAGATATGAAGGTCAGTTGATCTCGCTCCGTGTCCGGGTTGATGCCGCACGCTTTCCACTTGGTGGTCCACAAGTGTTCCACGCCGAAGGCGCCAACTGGGAGGCCGCCTCCATAGTCTATTCTCGGCATCGTGTAAAACTTCAGCGTGAGTTCACACACCCCTTCGACCATGTCAATCGCGGGAAAGGTATAGCCTGGGACTACGTCGCCAAACCCAAAATCAGAACGCCCTGTAAGCCGCGTGTCATACCCACATGCCCCAAGAGATTCTTCTATAAAGTCGAGAAAGTCTGGCTGAGCAAACGGTGCCCACATCGGCCTGATAAATTGCCCGTTGATGTAGAGCACGGGCTCTGGGCAGTTGCTGAGTAATCGATTGGGCACGCACTGCCCATCGCAACAGCAGCAGCCTTGGGGGCACGGGTTCTCATCGTCGCACGGGCCGGAGCATGGATTACAACATGGACAGGCCATAGCCTCACCCGAATGTTAGGTACGTTGCCGTGAAAGTAGTTCCGAGAATCGTCATGGTCTGCGTGCCAGACATGGAAACGCTGATGGCCGTTTGTGTTCCGCTCATCGAAATGCTTGTAGCCGTTTGTGTTCCGCCCATCGAAACACTCGTAGCCGTGGCCGTCTGCGCGGTAACGGTGATAGTGCAGTCGGTCGTGTTAAGCGAAGCAGAAACGCCGGTGACAAACGTAAATTCCGAAGTGCTGCCGGGGCTGAAAAAATTTATTACTGACGTGCTTGCCGGGCTAAAGAAATTTATCACTGACGTGCTGCCAGCCCCGAAGACAGTGCGCGATGCTGTGCTCGAAGCAAACACCGCCGACGCCGTAGCCAGCGGCACGTCGATTAGATACCACGCCGTTCCGTCCCTGGCGATCGCGCAGTCGCGTGTGCTGGCTGCCGAGTTCGTGATTGGAAAAAACAGATTCACCACCGAAGCGGTGTTTGGAGTCGTCGTCTGATTGCGAAACGTGACAGTCTTGGTGCCGCCAACTGGCCACGCGCCGGTGAACGTGCCCATCTTGACGGCCTTTGGCATCCGGCCTTCGGGGATGCGATCAAACACCAGCGGCCTCGCCGGGCGCGGAGCCGTCTCGGCGGCGCGCACCACATTGGCGATCCGCTCGGCGGACTCGCGAGTGAACTGTACGGCGTCGCGGTCGCTCGGCGTCATGTTGGCGGCGTCCCGAAGACCGTTGCGAAACTAGCCTCGGGATTCACGCGACGATTCAATACCGTCGCGTTCCCCGTCATGTTCAGGCCACCGCTGCCGTTGAGCCCCACGGGATTCGGCGATGGCACCCACTCGCTGTTCTGAAAATCAAACACCATCGCACGACGTTTCTGCCCGCCGTCGATGAAGTTGTAGCCCACGTCTGGCAGCAGCATATTGTGGCCGCTCTGGCGGTAGGCCAGAGTGGCCGTTGCCTTCCAATACTTCACGACACTGCCGCCGAATTCTTCGTACTCGTAGGTCGTATCGATGCCCGCCACGCGGATCGTGTGCGTTCCGCAGCCCAGGTAGGTGGCGTTGTTGACGTGGTTGTTTACTTCGTACCAGCCAGACGGGAACGCGGCGAAGTTCTTTGTGACCTTCATCAGCACCACGCTCTCGGTCGTCATCAGTCCGGGGTAGAAGTCGTAGGCACTGTTCGTCAGCGGATAGGTCGTGCCGCCGTCGTAGTACCGCAACGCCGGGAACTCGCCGCTACTGCCCTCAAAACTCCACACGGTGGGGCGCGAGGTCGGCGTCAGGAACTCCTCGTCGCGCACGACGCCGTATTCCAGCACTACCTCGACGTGATAGGGCGAACCCTCAAATCCTTCGTTGATCGAAAACTTCCGCAACTTCCACGCCGCAAGACGCGGGTGCGGCTCGCCGAAAATCGCAGAGGTCGCGATCACCCCCGTGGTCGTGTTAAAGACGGCGGCCAGGATTTCCAGTTCCGTCGCCGGGTCGTTTTGCAGCGTGCCGTCGGCGAGAACGCAGACGAGCCGACGCTTGACGATGGCGGGCCTGCCCACCTCACGCTCGAACGTCTGCGCCAGTTCTTTGATCGATACAACGCTCATGCGTTACCCCATTCTCGCCGCGCCGACGATTGCCACCGGCTGGTTGAAGTAGTTCGAGGCGGCACCTGTGATGCCCGATGCGATAGCGTTAAGCAGCCGCGTCTGCAACCGGGCCTCAATCAGAGCGGGGTCTTGGGCCTGGGCGGCCACGTCCTGCACCAACGCCTGCCCCTCGGCGGTGCGAATGTCGGCGACGTTCACAGTCGCGTTCGTCGGCCGCGTCAGCGCCTCCATCCGGCGGGCCTGCTCCTCCGCGACGCGGGCGCTCTGAGCAAGGGCGGCGTTCGCCCCGGCGTAGGCGTTCTGGAAGCCTTGCAGGAAGGCGTCGTTCTGGCGGGCGACGAGCGATTGGAACTGCTGGGCGGCGGTGTTGCCCTGCTGCAACTGCTGGGCCTGCTGGCGGTTGGCCTGCTGGCGGCCGTTGGCGATCTGTTCCTCGCCCCGCTTCGCTTGCTGCAACTGCTTCAGCCGTGTCGCGCCAGCGCGGGCGTCGGCAAGATTGCCAGACTTACGGGCCTCCTCAATCGATTTCTGCTCGGTCAGTATCTTCGCTTCGAGTGCCTGAACGTTGACCGCCGCCTGCTTCTTCCGTTCTTCGAGTTGCTTGACCGCTTCGAGTTCGGCCTTCTGCCGATCGTCGATCTTCGACGTGAGAAAGTCCTCAACCCGCTGGGCAGCGGCCAGCCGCTGATTGAATAGGTCTTGCTGCCTGTCCACCTCACGCTGATACGTCTCGGCGGTCAGGATGCCGTCCTGCGCCTGCTGCTGGGCCTTGGCAATGCCTTGTTCAAGAGCCTCGGCCGCCAACGCCCCGACGTTGCCGAACTGCTCGGCCTTTCCGATGAGGGCGTCGATGCTTTTGTTCGTGGCCTCAAACGTTTTCGTGAACCCATCGGCGAAGCCTTGATCGACGGCCTGCTGCTGGGTATCAAGTTTGGCCTGCAACTGGTCGAGTTGGGCGAGCTTGGCCGTGGCGGCGTCGGCAGCGATGATGTTTCCAGCCTCGCGCTGCTTGCGGATTTCTTCTTCTAGCCGCAACCGCTCGCGGTCCACGACTTCAATATCCCGCTCCAACTGCGTCGCCGTGTCGCCCGCCTTGAGCAGTTCGGCCACGCGGTTCTTCTCGTTTTCGAGCGTCCGCTTTTGGAGTTCGTCGATCTTCTTGAAGCCTTCAATCTGCTTGTCGTATTCGCTGGTTGCCTTGGCAACTTCCTGCGCGAGCGTCGCAGCGTTGATCCGGCCGTCCTCGAACTGTGCCCCAAGGTCGCGGAGTTTGTCTTGGAATTGTGCAGCGGCATCAAAGCCAGACTGCCCGAACTGCTGGGCACCTTCGACAGCCTTGTTGATCTTTTCCTGCAAACCGGCGAGCGTCTTTTCGGTTTCGGCGTTGATCTGAATGTCGAGCTTCGCGTCTTCCTCAATCGCCGCCAGTTCAGTTTTGAACGCGGCCCCCGCCTTTTCGGCCTCACGCCGGAACGTTTCTTCGTTAAACAAACCGGCGTCGAGTTTTGTCTTGAGGTCGTCCACCGCCGTTTGGTACTTGAGGGCGGCGTCGAAGCCTGCCCGCCCAAACTTGGCCGACTCGTTGATCGCGTCGCTGACGCTGCCAGTAACGTTTTGCAGCGTCTTTTCAAACTCCTTCGCGAAGCCACCGGACAGCGGTTCCTCCGCGGACTCACGCAGGCGGTCAACGGAGGCTTTCGCGTTGTCCGTGTTGCCGAGCCACCCGTCGAACAACTGCGTCACGGAAAAAACGCCGTCGCCAAGTGCCGTGAACGTCTCGCCCACCGCGTCAAGCACTGGCGTCAGCACTGTACCGATTGCCTGCGCTAGCCTCGTGACCGCGGCGATGAGGTCGGCAAGCAGATTGGCAAAACCTTCTACCGCGCCCGCGAACGGCAATATTGCGGCCTGCCCCAGCCCGGCGAGTGCGGTCTGCACGTTGTCGAACGCAGTGCCGAGTGACGAAACCCGGTCGCGGTCAATCTCGCTGATGCCCGCCGCGAACCGCTCCAGCGAGATACGGGATTCCTCCAGAGCGTTGAACACGGGCAGGAGCGTAAGGCCGTTCTTGCCTAACACGTCCACAGCAAGGGCGGCCCGCTTTGCGGGGTCTTCGATCCCCTGCAACGCGTCAGAAACTTCTTTCGCCAGCCCGGCGGTATCGGCCGTGCGGAGTCGTTCCTGCGAAATGCCCAACTCGGCAAACGCCGCGGCGGCCTGCCCGCTGCCCGAACGGGCTTCCGCGAGCGTAACGTTGAACCTTTGAAGTCCGGAGGCAACCGTCTCGACGCTTTGGCCGGTTCGCTGTGCCGCTTCCGCAAGAACTTGAATCGTCTGAAAATCGGTACCAAGCCGCAAGGCGGTGTTGCCTAACTGCTCAAGTCTTCCTTCAAGGTCGGCCAGCCCGCGGACAACGCCCACCGCTGCTGCCCCAAACCCCGCAACAGCGGCCAGCCCAAGGTTGACCGGGTTGATGATCGACGTGATTGAACGTCCAACAGATTGCAGTCCCGGCGTCAGCCCGCTAGAAAACGCACGGGTCAGCCCCTCTCCTGCGCTCGCAAGACCGGACAGCCTACCCGCCACGTTGCCAATCGGGCCGGGCAGCACGGCGAGGACGCCAGAAAGTTCTCGAAACTTCAGTACGCCCGCGTCGCCTGCGGCTTCGATTCTTTCGGCAGTCCTGCCCGCCTCGACCGTCGCACGGGCGAACAGACCAGCCTGCCGCTCTAGTTCGCGGTTGAAGTCTTGTTCGGTCAGCACGCCTTGCTGCTTGAGCCTCGCAGCGGCGGCGATTGCCTCGTCAAAACGCTCCTGCGCCGTGAAGTTGGCCTGCCGGATTTTGTTGGCTTCGGTCTCTAATGCGGCCCGCTCGCGGTTGGCCTGCGCGGCGGCGGCGGCTTCGACTCGGCGAGCCTCTGCGAACGCGTCGGCTTGCTGCTTTTCGGCAGCGGATACGGCATCGGCCCTCGCCTTCGCAGACTCGGCGGCCTGCTTGTCGAGGCCGAGCTTGTCGATAGCGGCGGCGTTCAATGCCTGCGTGTCGATGGCACCGGCTTTTTCTAATTCGACATAGCGGGCAATCTCGTCGGCAACGTACTTTGTCTGGTCTCCGTATTGCCGCTGGATGCGTGCGCCTTCTTCAAAGATCGCCTGCCTTCGTTGCTCCGCTTCGGCAGCGGCGGCCGTAATGCCGCTCGTCTTCTCGACGGCCCGTTGATAGATTTCCTCGGTAATAAACCCGGCGTCGAGAACTTCCTTCAGCCGTTCGAGCGACGCCTGCCGCTTCTCTTGCTCGGTCGTTACTGACTCCGTGATGCGGATGGCCTCTTGCCGCAGCTCGACCAACTGACGCTCGGTTTCGGCGGCGGCTTCGGCAGCGCGGGCATTGTCGCCGCTGAGTTCGGCCCGCGCTCTTGCGGCGGTTTCTTCCGTGATCGCCTTCTGCTCAAGCAGCGTGGCAATCTCTTGGAGTTGAGCGGCCTGCCTTTCTTCTGCTTTTGTGTAACGCTCTGTGACTTCGATTCCCCGCTCAAAAGCCTCGGCGGCCTGCTGGGCTTCTTCTTTCAACTGCCCGAATGCCGCCGCATATTCCTGCGGGGCGACAACGCCAGTTCGCAACTGCTCTGCAAGCGTCGCAAACTTCGCTGCAAATTGCTCTTGTGCAGCGGCGGCACCCGCCGAGGCTTCGGTCAGCGGCTTGAACACCGCCGTCGCCCGGTCGGCCTGCTTGGCAAGGTTGTCGAGCGCACGGTCAACGGGCGTGAGCGACTTTGCCAAGCCGCTCGCGTCGCCCGTGACCTTGAGTGCCAGCCCGAGAATGTTTGCCATGTTTACCCGCCGAGTGCCTGTTGGAGCATCCGAAGTTGGTCGAGCATCTGGTCGGCGTGCTGCGGCGGCTTCTCAATCGGTATGAAGTCGGACGCAGACGGTGCCTTGCCTTTCGCAGAGTGCGGTGCCAGCACCGCACTCACTAGCAAACCCGTCTGCCGCCACGGATCGGGCATCGCTTGGAAGTAGCGGACGTATGCCATCCACTCCGCAAGCTCTGCCGAATCCATGCGGCACGACAGTTCACGCACCGTCATGCCGAGATGCCCCGCCAACGCGAACATGAATCGTCGCGTTGGCGAGACGTTCAGCCTTTTCCCAGTGCCTCAACGTCCTCCTCGCTCATGTTGTTGTGCTTGATCGCCTCGTCGAACAATCGCCCCATCACCGAGCCGCTTTTCTTTGCCAGCCCGGCGACTTGCTCCCGCGAAAAGAGCAGTTCACCCTTCTCGTCACACAGGACGCGGGCGAGGTATTCGGTGCGGAAGTTCTCCACGCCGGTCTCCTTCTTGCCGATCCACATGCGCTCGTAGGCGTCGCGTTCGCCAACGCTCATGATGCGAATATGAACGTCGCCGCCCCATTCGCGGACGGTCACTTTCTTCAAGCCAAGGTCGTCGGCGGCGAGAATCTGGTCTGCGGTCAGTGCCATTGTGTTCCTCATTCGGGCGTGATTTTGAACGTCATCGCGTAACGTGCGATGTCGTTTACTCGGCCCGAGAGTTGCACCCGCTCGCAGATCGCTTTTGTGGAGAAGGTCAGCCCGCCGCCAGAGATGGCGAGCGTGGCCTTCTTGCCGTACTGGGCCAGCGAGACGTTGGCAGTGCTCAGGCACGAGATATCTATAGTGCCTGCGTCAAGCGTCCACGTGCTAGCACGCGCGAGCGGCAGACCGCCACCCGCGTTGACCTTGATCTCCACGACCTCGCCAAAGTTCGTGGAGTTCCACGTCGCCGTGACGCCCGTGCATACGTTTGCCATGACGGGCCTCCGTCAAGGCTTAGCGAGCAACCTTGAAAGTGGCCGTGCCCTTGATCGTGTCGTTCGTAGAGAACGTGACGCTCGACGAGGCAACCGTGGCGTTCTTCGACAGGAATGAAACCCCGGCGTGCGTAATCACCATCGCGGCACTCGAAGCGTCGGCGATGACGCTCTTGCCAAGATACTCAATCGTCACCTCGCGGCCGGTATCCGAAACCGAACCAGTGAGCGGTCGGTCGATGGTCGCCACGCTATTGCCCGTCGTCAGGCCAAGGTGCGACACGTCGATCTTGTCTTCGGTCGCGGGGTCGGCAAGGTTGTAGACAATGTTCGTCACGGTGAACGCGGTGCCGCCGAACGTGAAGACGGTTCCTGCGCCATCATGGGGAGTCGCGGACATAGTTTCAAATCTCCTGCCAGAGTATTCCGAACGTCATCTGTACGGTGTAAACCGGCGGCACGTCGCCGCCCGCCAACTGCACGAACCCGTCGCCTTCGTTTTCCAGCGACACGTTCGACACAACCGTATTTTGAAAAGTTCCTCCCCACCCATCCAGAGACACGCGGACGGCGTCCGCAAGGTCGCGGACGGCCTCGTAGGTGGTGGCAAAAGCGTCAACCGTCAGCATGACCATCGGGACGCCAACCGGGCCGGACAGCGAATGCTGCCGCTGAATCGACGTTCGCCGCCATGTCACGAAGGGCAGGGCGGCGTCGGCGGGGGCGATGACCGGGTAGACCCGGCTGCTGACGAGGGCCGTCACGGCGGCGGTCGTGACGAGCCGGTTGCGGACGGCGGCTTCGGGTGATTTGAACGCCATGCCTAAAGCCCCGAAATGGTTTTGGTGTCGCTGTACGTCAATGTGTCCAACGCCCGGCGAAGCGTAAGATTCAACTCCTGCGTGAGGATTGACGCCACCTGCCCCTGCGTATCCTCAAAGGCTGACCGCACGGGCGGGATGCCCATGAGCCCGCCGGGCTTGACCGGCGGGATGATGATGGGGTCTCGGCTCGCCTTGAAGAACGCATTGGGATAGCCGGGGTCAGTCTTCACGCTGCCGTCGCTCGTCGGCACCATTTTGAACGGGCCGAGCTTTTTGAAGCTCGACGCGATGTATTGGTTCTGCCCCTTCTCGACGCGGTGCGCTTTCACCTCGACGGCAGGCCTGCCCGGCACGCGGCGCATGTGGCCCCGGCGTCCGTAAGGCTCCACGGACTTTCGATTGATCAGCCGTTCCTGCGTGCCGAACTCCAGCCACCACTGGTGATAGCCGCGGTCTTTGCCCGCCCGTATCTTGCCGCCTTGGGCACTCGACGAGTCTTCTCTGCCGCTGCGGCGGTAGCCGATCATGGCGACGGCATTGCCGTCCTTTGGGTACTTCTTCACCAGAAACGACGCGGCCCGCTTGAGGTTGCCCGTGGGGCCAACCGGCGTGAGTTGTTGCAGCCGCAAGTACGCGGGCTGAATTGCCTTCTTGAGTGCGTCGTGCAGGGCGGTCGCGGTGAACTTCGGCTCGCCGAGGTTCTGGATGCCACGCCGCACCGAGTCCAATTCGGGGAAATCCGCAGAGATTTTGATGCCCGCAAAAGCCATCAGATGTTCTCCTGACAGATGACTTCGTGTTCGCTGCGGTTGTTGTGTTCCAGCAGCGAAATGATTTCGAGCGTGCGGCCCCGCCACGCCAGCCGCATGTTCTGCGTCAGCCCCGGCAGGTGCCGCATCCGCACGCGGTGGCTCACTTCGACGTTCGACTGCCCGAACGTGAGCAGCTCGCGGGCACTCATGCCCTCGACGCTGGCCCAGACCGCCGTGCTATCGCTCCACGCCATCACCGTTTCGCCGAGCGTGTTGGTGCTGCCGCTGGCGATTTGCACGGTGACGCGTTCGCGGAGGCTGCCGGGGCGAATCATGTGTAACTCCCCCACGACACGCTATCGAGCAGCGACTTCACGCCGAACGGCACCTCGTTCGCGCTGACGTTATCGACGGCGGTGCGTCGCTCGTACCACGTCGAAATCAGCATCAGCATCGCGTGCTTGGCTCGCACGGGTGCAGCCGCTCCGTCGGTGCCGAACCCAGCCCACCACGTCACGGTGATGCTGCCGGGGTCGTCGAGATTCGACGGCCACGTCTGGCCGTAGAGATTGCGAATCGCACCGGGCGTCGAGTCGCGGTCGACGCGATACTCCGAGGTCGCCAGCGTCGCGGTCTGCCCCGTCGAGTTGAGCGTGTACGTCACGGCCACGGAGGTCGCGGTGCCGTGCATCGCCATCGGAGGGCGGGGCAACTCAATCTCCGGCGGGAACTGGTCGAGCCGCATCTGGTATTGCGTGTGGACGAGCGTGCGGTCGATGTAGTCCTCGACCCACTCGCGGGCCGCACTGATGAGCGAGGCCACGTAGGCGTCGTCCTCGCTGCCGTCGATGCGGCAGTGGGCCTTGGCGTCGGCCAGCGACACCGGCTCGACGGTCGGCTGCGTCACGCGGCGAAGGCTGCGAAATCTCATTGCTTCTTCCTCCGTCGCGAGTTGATGTCAGCGGTTTCGCCGCCGGGCTCAATCGCCGCTTCCTCGATGTCGATGGACTGCTGCCGCTCCACGACGGCGTACCCCCACGCGACCAACCGTGCCGCGAGGTCGTCCGTCACGCTCACCACTTCGCCTGCCTTGTAGGCGGCGTACTGCCGGGACATTTTGATTTTCATTACGACGGCACGCTCCATGCAGAGTCGGGCTTTTTCATGGTGTTGGAAAACTCGGTGCTGTATTGAAACACCGGCTTGTCGAGGGTCTTGCCCGGCCACGTCACCATGTATTCGCCGTGGCCGAGGATCACGCGGGGCGTGATGTAGGGGCGGTTGCCAGCGGCGCGGAACTGCCGCCAGAACCAGATGTCGTCATCGGTGCGGCCTTCGGCCCATTCGCCGTCCTCGTTGGGCACGCCCTTGAACCAGGGTTTCGGCGTTCGCTTGAGGGCGGCGGTGCTGATGACGGTGCAGCCGAAGTGCATCGTATCGACTTCTTGCACCGGCTCCGCAAACCACTCTTTCGGCAGTGTCGTCTTGCCGCCTTCGGGCGGGTTGTCGAGCATCCCCTTCAAGGTCAGCATCGGCCTGCCGTCTTCGCGTTTCGTTTGCAGGCCCGTCAACGCGTCGCACTGGAACGTCATCGCCATTGCGAACAACTGCTCAACGTCCTCCTTCGTAAAAAACGTGTCGTAGTCAATGGTCAACAGGTACTCGCATTTGTCGACGAACTGCTCAAAGACGCGTTGCAGGCATTGGCCCCAAAACGCCCCAGTGACTTTCGTCGGGCGAATCCCCAAGGGCATCAACGCCTGCGCCCACGTATAGAAGTTGTCCTGAAACCCCAGCCGCGGAACGCTCATCACGGCCTCGACGCGAATGTCGCACTCAGTGTTTCCGACGCGGACGATCATGCAAGCCTCGTAAAAAGAAAGCGGGCGGCCCCGGTGTGGAGCCGCCCGCTCAGGATTGCACGCTCGTCAAGGATTAGCCGACGACCTTGGAAGCCACGCCCTTCTCGGACGCGGTATCCGGCCCCTGCTCGCCCTTGCTGAGCCGGGCGTTGGTCACGACGGCACAGGCACCCGGCGGCGTGGCGTACACGGTGAGGTACCGCTTCTTGCCGCGGAGGTCGACGTCGAAGCGATGGGAGTAGCCCACGTTCGCTCCGGTCGTCGAGCCAGCCGCAACGGTGAAGCCGCTGCCGCTGACCATGCCGCTGACGTTCACCTGCCCGCTGCCCGCTGCGTCGCTGTCGGCCAGACGCAGCACCGAGGCACCGGACGACTGGGCGGCGGTGTAGGCCGAGAACAGTACGTCAATGGAGGCGTGGTCGAAACCGAGCGTGTCGATCTCCAGCGAGTGCGTAGCACCGGCGGCGACGCTCGCCTCAACCTTGCTGACACTCTTGGTGGCTTCTGCATGATTCATGGGTCAAAAATCTCCTAGTGAGAGGTTCCTAGAGGTATCAGCCGAACTTGAGGGCGACGACCGGGCCAGCCTTGCTCGTCGAGCCAAGGTCGTGGACGACCATCGCGTTACGCGTGGTGGCGAACGTGAGCGTCTGGTCGAACTCGATGTACCGCTCGGAAGCGGTACGGATCGAAACGGCCCGCCGCTCGCCGAACGTCGCGGCCTGCGAGAGGTCGCCGAACATCGCGGCCACCTTGCCGGTCGTGCCAGTGAGGCCCGACTCAAGGCTGTGGACGAGACGCACCGGGTAGCCGAGGAACCGCTCGCCGAAGCCAGCAGCCACGTCGGCCGAGGCGTTGCCGCCGGGGCCAGCCGCACCGCCGGGGAGCATGGCGAGCCGCAGCATCGCAGCGCCCCAGCCAGCCGGACTCACGTACCATGCCGCGTTGCGACGTGCAAAGAGCGGCAGGCGAGCCAGCGTGTCGGTGAAGTTCTTGAGCGTCAGCGCGTCGAAGGTCGAGTTGCTGGTCGCGGTCACGACCGACGCCGAATAAGCCGACTGCAGAATCTTCGTCGTGATGCCGGTCGTGCCGTGGTACTGGCTCGACCCGTCACCGATGAAGCCAGCGTTGTCGAACGCTTCGGCAAACGCCTGGGCCACCTCGACCGCCATCGCGTCAGCGAGGTCGATAATGGAGTCTTCGAGGAGCGAGTTGGGGATGCGGTTGGCGATGCCCCAAATCTTCGCGTTCAGTTCGATGTTGTCGAACGTCACGTCGCTCGCCGACACCTCGACGTTCTCGCCAACCGGACGGGCGGCAAGGCCACCGGTGCGGCGGGCCACGACGAGCGTGTCGCTGCTCATGTTGACACGGCGGGCGTACTGCGGAAACGCACCGTACTCCTCGACAAGCCGGATGATCTCGTTGCTCATTTCGGGAGCGACGAGCACGCCGCCGAGGCTGTTGATGCCACCGGCCTGAGCGCGAGTCTCGACGCCGTGATCCTTGCACCACCGGCGGGCTTCCTCGTCGCCGAACACGAAGCCCTTGATGTGCATACCGGCCCGGTAGGCCGACTCGGGGTTGCTGAACGCACGAAGGTTGTTGTGGGCCTTCGGCACCGCGTACTCACGCTTCTCCACGGTCGTCTCCTTCACCTCGGGGGTTTCGATGGCCTTGGCGGGAGCGGAACGCTCCAGCACGGATCGCAGGGTCTTTTCTTTCTCGTTAACCTTCTCAAGAAACTCGATCTTGGCCTTGATCTGGTCGGCACGCTCCATGAGCGAACGAAGCGAGTTTTCCTCCGCGCCCATCGCGGCGGGGTCGGCAGCCTCGCCCTCGGCGGCGGGAGCGTCTTCGGTTTCCATCGCAGCCTGAATCTGCGCGGTGATGTTCGCCAGCTCGTCGAGCAGTGCCTTGATCTTGTCCACGATGGAATCTCCTAGTGCGGTTCGTGGCGACGCGGACGCATCGCCTACGCACGAACCTACGGCCTGACCCCGCCACCCATCCAGCAACGCGGCGGCGGTGTTTACTAACTAAGAAATGCCGCCCGCCTGCGAATCTGCTCCGCAGGCACGACCGACTTCGCGGTGTGGCCGCAGCACGGACAGCGCAGGTAGCGAGTTTGATACTCGCCGCGTGACTGACTCGACACGACGCCGAGGCGGGCCTTGCGGCACCGCTCGCATACGTCGCCGGATTTAGCGGCCATGCTGCCTCAAGAAGTCGCGGTAAAACGCGGCGCGCGTTTCCAAGTGTCGGCGGGCCTCGTCGTGCAGCCGCCGCTCCTGCCGGAACGCATCATACGAACGCTTGGCAACTGCCACGTCGCTGTCGGGGTAGGCGGGGAACGTGGTCGGGGAAACGTCGATCAACGAGTCCACCCGCTTGATCGTCCGCACGCTGCGGCCTTCCTCGACGCTCCACTCATCGCCGCCCGGCGAGACTTGGAACGCGAAGGAGCTTCCCTTGACGATTCCTGCTCGAATGTTCGCGGCAATGTCCTTGCCGTAGGTCGTATCCGGTACCGGGAACTCGTACCGCAGGCCCACTTCGTCCACGGTCAGCCGCAACGTCTCGGGGTAGCGGGCGAGGGGAAAGTTGGCGTCGTGGTTCCAGAGTGCCCGCGTCTGCAGCGGCTTCTTGCGGCCGCGTCGTTCGGAGACAAGGCTGAACGCGCCGGGGTCCAGCCGCTCCACGAAATCGCCCAAGTCAAGCGACAGCACGCCAAACTTCGCGGCGTACCCGACGATCCACTCACGGGACTCGTCGCTGCCTTCTTCGCTCCGCGTCTCGACCGCGAGCAGCGGCGTGTCGGATTCAACCTCGTCAAGGATCAGCGAGCGGCGTTCGATGTTCATTTCCATGCTCCTGTTGTTGTCTGCTGCGTCAATCTGCTTAGTCAGTTTGTTGGCCCATGCCCGCCCCGGATCGCCGCCCCACAAGGCCCACGCGATTCGCCCCGCACTCGGGAACCCATCCTCGCCGGGACTCCATCCCTGCCCCTGCTTGTCGACTTCATGGCGGGCGAAGTAACTCGCCATACGCTTCGCTGTGTCGGGCGAGATATTCGTGCCGTTCGACAAATCGCGGGCACGGGCCACGCCGACCGCTGTGCCGCCGCGGTTGAACTCGTCGCGCCACGCCAGCCCCTTTGCTGCTTCTTCACGGACGCCTGCCGGGGGCGTGAAGTCAATGTGGTCATACTTCGCCATCGGGGTTTTCCTTGCGGCGTCGCTTCTGCGAGCGGATTGGCGGCGACGGCGGGGTGGCGGGAGTCGGCGCAGGTTGGCTTTCGTTCACGCCCGCGAGGATCGCCGTGATCTGCTGGGCGTTGATGCTCGGGAACGACGCGGCGATCAACGCCGCCGCACCGTCCTTCGTGATAAGGCCCGCCGGGACTTGCGACAGAATCGCAATCAGCCCCGTGATCTGCGCCCCGTTGAGGCTCACGTCCGCAACCTGCGGGGCGGCTGGCCCGGCGTTTGGCCGCGGAGCGTCGCCTTCGGCGGCAGGCACGCCGCCCTCGACGCCTTGCCCGTCGATGCCGCTGCCCGGCTGTTGCTGGGCCAGCACGTCCTCGACCGACGGCGGCGCGCCAAGCGTTCCCATGTTGAGCGGGCGGTAGCGAACGTCGCCGCCCTCCACGGGGTCCATGTTTTCAAGCTCGCGGATGTCGTCGGTCGAAAGCACGCCGATGTCCCACATGGCCCGGTAGTACGACGACCGGCTCGCAGAGTCGCCGCGGAGCAGACCTCGCACGTCGAACTCAATCAGATAGCGGTCGTCCTCGGCGATAAGGTCACGCATGAACGCGGACTCAAAACGCCGTAGCCACGGCAGGATCGTGTGCGTGACGAATTCGATCTCGGCCTGCGGTCCCGCGGTGCCGATGCCAAGCAGCCAACCGGGCACGCGGAACAGGCGGGCGATTTCTTCCAACTGGTATCGCCGCAACTCAAGGAACTGAGCGTCGCTGTTGCTGCTCTGCGGAATCTCAAACGGGCGCAGGCCGTTGGTGAGGACGGCGGTGTTGTGGGAATTTCCCACGCCCGCGTGGCGTCGGTCCCATTGCGACCGCAAGGCTTCGCGGGCTTCGCCGTTGAGTTGCCCGTCCGTCGAAAGCACGAAGCCGGGGCGAGCCCCCGCCGCGAAGAAACGCGCCCCGTGCAGTTCGCACGCTCTGGCGAGGGCGATGGCGTCCTTGCACTCCTCCACGATCCTGATGCCGTTCACGCCATCGTCGGACGGGCCGCGGACTTGGAGGATGTGCTCGTTGGCGTAGGTCGTTTCGTTGCCGCGATCTTCGCGGTACTTGTACCGAAGATTGCCGTTTTCGATCCGCTCGACCTTCATGCGGCTCGGGTGCAGCGGCACAATCTGCCCCGCACGCAGTTCGGAGAACGCGTCGCCCCACAGGCCAACGTGAAACACCGCCTGCTCCCGCCACTCGAAGCTCGTCTGCCACCCGTTCGGCTGGGAGTGCAGCTGGCGGTAGAGCGGCAGTTCGCGGGCAAGCCGCTTGCCGCCGCCGGGCGTCCGCTCCAAGACGTGCAGCGGCAGGCTCGCCACGGTTTCGGCTACCACCCGCAAACAGGCGAACACGGCGGCAACGGTTTGGGCGTTGCTGGAATCAATCCGCACGCCCGCGTTGGATCGGCTCGACGCGTCGTCGTCCCACATGCGTTCTTCGCCGGGGAGCCAGAGGATGCGGTTGTCTGTCTTGGAAATCATATGAAAAAGATTTCAGGGGTCGCGTCGGGTTTTTGCTCGCTGCCGATCCACGCTCCGATGGCTTGGCACAACGCCACCACACCGTCGATTCGTTCAGTAGATTTGGCCTTGCTCGGGTAAATGTTGCCGTAGCGGTCTTCGTGGACGGCCACGTTGCCAGCACACCACGTCAGCACCGGGTGCCCGGCGTGGCGAATCTTGGCATTGGTGATCAAGTTTTCGAGACTCTTGGCGGGGGCCGACATGGCCCGCCCGCCCTGCGGGAATCCTCGCACTTCCACCCCGTCCCCTTGCAGCATATTGGCGAGCATCTGCCCGTTGAACTTCAAATCGACCGCCAACTGCCGCACGTTGTATTGGCTGCAAATCTCCGCGATGTCCCGGTGCAGCACCGTGTAGTCGGTCACGTTGCCGTCCGTCGTGCGGAGGTGGCCGTCGCGTATCCAATCCAGATACGGCACCTTGTCCCGCTGGCTCCGCTCGACCGCGTTGGACTCGGGAATCCAGAAGAACGGCAGCACGTCAATGCTCCCATCCTCGGGATCGGGGCAGACGAGGACGAGGGCCGAAAGGTCGTAGGTCGTCGCAAGGTCGAGGCCCGCGTACACGGGCCGGTCGCCAAAGTCGCGGAGCGGCACCGAACCTTGCTGCCACGTTTCCGGTGACAGCCAGCGAACGTCGGAGGACGTCCACGTATTGAGCCGGTAGCGAAGGAACGAATTGAGTTTCGTGGGCGACTGCTCGGCCTCCTTCGCGTCGAGGGCGAAGTCGCCCGGCTTGATCGTCACGCCCCACGACGGATTGGCCTGAGGCCACACGGTCGGGTCTTTCCAATCGGCCCCCCCCTCCATCTCGTAGATGCAGGAGAAGAACGTGGGGTCATGTTTCCAATTTGCCGCGACCGCCTTGGCGTATTGGTACTGCTCGTAGCAGATGCCTTTGCGGTCGTAGCCCGCCGTCGTGATGGAGCAGAGCAGCGGTTGCTCGCGGGCCGCACCGCCGTAGCGGAGAGCGTCCCAAAGACGACGATCTTTTTGAGCGTGCAGCTCATCGAATAGCAGCCCGTGGATATTCAAGCCTTCCGCACGGAACGCATCGGCAGACAGCACGCGATAGAACGACGCCTCCTTGCGGTACGCAATCGTGCGGCGGGAGTCGATGACTTCCAGCACGCGGGAGAGTTGCGGCGACGCCCGCACCATGCTCGCGGCCTCGCGGTAGACCACCGAGGCTTGTTCACGATCCGCAGCCGCCCCGTACACTTCGGCTCCGTTCTCGCCGTCCATGACGAGCAGATAGAGGCCGATGCCAGCCAGCAGCGTGGACTTCCCCGACTTCTTGGCCGTCGAGATATACGCCACGCGGAAGCGGCGGGTGTCGTCGGCGAGCCGCTTCCAGCCGAACAACTCGCCCAGCATCACCGTCTGCCACTCAAGCAGCGTAAACGGCTGGCCCGCGTGCTTGCCCTTGGAGTGCCGCAGCCACTCCTCGAAGAATCCGATGGCGTGCTTCGCGGCTTCGGGGTCGAAGTAGTAATCAAGCCCCTGACGGGCGGCGTCGCTTCGCAGCGTAGGCGGCAACCGGGTCTGTATCTGCGTTTCCATTCGTCGTCGACACCTGTGACCGGCTGCTCGGCGTCATGCCGAACTCTTGCTCAATTCGCAGCATCGCGGCGTGGTGGCGGTGCATCTGCGTGGCCCACGGGGCGACTTGCGTGTATTTGATTCGCAGCCTGCCGTCGGTGCTGTTCGGGTCTGGCTCCCAGTGCGTGTATTGCTCGCCTGCGACCTTCACCTTCTCATAGCAGTCAAAATACAAGACCGTCTCGATGCAGTACCGCGTCAGCGTCGGCACGTCGGCCTCGGTCAGTACCCGCATCCGTGCGAGCGTTTGCACCGCTTCTTTCCAGACTTCGATGCTCTTGCCGTCGAGGGTCTTCGGCGGCGGGAAGTCCTGCGGCATGAGGGCAGGCGTCGGCTCGTCGGACGGCAGCGAATCCTTCGACGGGTTGCCGCGAATGTATTTGAGGATCGACGGTTCGGGCGGGGGGCCGCGTTTGCCCATCAGATGAACTCCATAAGTTCTGCGCGGGATGCTGGTTCGTCCTTCATGCAACCTAGCACGCAACTGGTAATCATTTCAGCATCTGGCTGGCGCACACCACGGCACCCCATGCACGAATGGTGTGCCTTCACCACGACGCCGACGCCTCGCGGACGAAGGTGCTCCATCAACTCTTGAGCGATCTGGTTTGTCATTCGCTCCTGCACTTGCGGACGCTTTGCAAACACTTCAACAAGCCGCGGAATCTTTGACAGGCCAATCACGCGACCGTCTGGCACGTAGCCCACGGCGGCGGTGCCGGTGAACGGCAACAGGTGATGCTCGCACATGCTTGAGAAACGGATGCCGCGAACGACAACCATCTGGTCGCTCGTCTCGTTGAAGACGGTGCCAAGCACGCTTCGCGGTTCGACGTGCAGGCCGGAGGTCATTTCGCGGAACGCTTTGACGACTCGCTTCGGTGTGTCCAGCAGCCCCTCGCGGCTCGGGTTCTCGCCGATCCACTCAAGCAGCCGCACGACAGCGTCCTCGGGGCCGCGTTCCTGCTCCCACGGGAACTGCACCCAGCCGCTCACCTCGTCCGCGTTTGGGGCGATGTTGGCGGGCGTGTGCGGCTTGCGGAGCAGCGTGTCAACGCGGTATCCCTCGGCCACGAACGGAGCGAGCGTTGCCCCGCTGTCCGCGAGGTCGTCCACGATGAGAAGCGTGTCGCGGTCGTAGTTTGCCAGCACGTCGAGCGTGATCGCACCCTCGGCCGGAGCGATCAGCGGGAGGCCCGTGTAGGCCGCGACCGGGATGCCGCCACGCGGCACGCCATAGACGGCGACCGCCTGCGGATTCCTCGCCACGATGGCTTCGGCCCCTCGGGCCACGTCGTGCCAAGTTAGCGAACGAGCCACGCCTTGTGCTGCTGCATCGACAGTCGCCACTCTGGGTTCTCCTTGATGAGATGCAGGCACCATTCGACCGCCCGCTTGTCGAGCGTCCAACCATCGAAGGCTGGACTAATGAGTTGATGAGTCGCCTTGCACGTTGGCTTTGGCACCGCCTGCCCGTGCCCCCGCACGTACTTCACTTCGTCGGCGGTGAGTTGCCGCACCGCGTGTTCGGCGACCTTCGGGCTGACCGTGATCCAGTCAAGGCCGAGGCCGCTCACGTCCTTGCTGCCGTTTGTTTCGATGGCACAGAGGAACCCCGCGGTGTGCAGGGCATCGACCAGTTCGCGGTCGGCTTGCAACGCAGGCTCGCCGCCGCTGAACACGATCCACGCCTTGTGGCCCGCGTCGTACCACTCCTGCGTCTTGCCGACCAAGGCTCGGGCTTCGTCTACGATCTCGGCGGCGCAGAGTTTTCTGCCCGACACGAACTCGGTGTCGCAGTCGAAACCGCCCGGCGAGTCGTCCGCAGCCTCCATGCGGCAGCGGAGGTTGCAGCCGGTGAAGCGGACGAACACGCTCATTTGCCCGGCTCGCATCCCTTCGCCTTGCGGCGACCAGAAAATCTCGTTGACCGTGTATTGCTTCATGGCTTCACCGTGACGATGGAGGTGTCGGTCTCTTGCAGGGCCAGCTCGACGACGTTCAGGCCCGTGGCCCGCAGTTCGGAGAGGATATGCTCGGCCATGTTCTCGGCCGACGTGGGGAACGGGACTTCGTACACGCGGCAGCACGCGCCGCTGGACAGCAGCGCGTCGCGGGCGGGGTCGCTGGCGTGCAGCAGGAGCGAGTGGTCGAGGCGGTCGATGAACGGCTTGACGTGCTTTTCGATGTCCTCAAAAAGCATTGTGACGCTGCCGTTGCGTGGTTCCGATACTGTCACCGCGACGCCGTAGCGGTGCCCGTGAATCGACGCACACTTGCCGCCGATCTCCTCGTTGCGGTGGGCCGCGTAGAACTTGAAATGCTTGGTGATTGTCATGCAGCCGCCAGCAACGGGTCTGGCACTCCCGCGAACTCAAACGCTTCGGCACGCTCGGTGCAAGAGCCGCACTTGCCGCACGGCCTGTCGCTGCCGACGTAGCACGTCCACGTTTTTTCGTACGGGACTCCAAGCGCGACGCCACGCTTGCAGATGTCACCCTTGGTCATGTCGATGTAGGGAGCGTGAAGTCCGAGGGTGTGCCAATCGCACAACCCGAACGCCTTGCCCATCGCGTCCACGAACTCGGGGCGGCAGTCGGGGTAAATCGTGTGGTCGCCCGCGTGGGCTCCATAGGCCAGCCGGTCGGCCTTGCGGGCGATGGCAATGGCACCGGCAGCGGCCAGCATGAACATATTGCG